TATTAGACAAAAGGAGAAGGGTTTAGCTAAAGATCATCTACTTGGACTTATAGATAAATTGGAGTCTACTGAATTGACAAATCCAAATCATCTAAAAGATTCAGCTTATTATTTCTTCAAAGAAAGAAGTGTTAAAAATTGTTTATTTGAGCTAGTTAAGGATTGGAAGGGTCATAACTATGACTCTATGAAGGTTAAGCTAGAAAATGCTCTTAAAGCAGGTGAGCCAAAAGAAACAGGTCACCATTACTTAAGAGATATTGAAAAAAGGCTAGAAAGAGATTTTAGAGCTCCAATTCCTGCTATGTATGGTTTGGATAAATATATTGGCGGTGGTTTAGCAGGTGGTGAGATGGCTATCGTTTTAGCTCCTCCAGGTGGTGGAAAGTCTATGGCTTTGGTTAAGATTGCATCTACGGCTTTATTAGAGGGTAAAAAGGTTATTTATTATACATTAGAGTTATCGGAAAAGGTTGTTGGGCAAAGATTTGATGCTTGTCTAAATCAAATAAAGATAAAAGATGTTTGGGAATATCCTGATATCGTAAGAGAGAATGCTCAAGAGATAGATGATAAGGGCGGCCAGTTGGTTATTAAAGAGTTTGCTACAGGTCAAGCTACAACCAATACAATAATGGCTCACTTAAGAACACTAGAGGCAAATGAGGGGTTTGTTCCAGATATAATCTTTATTGATTATGCTGACATTATGAAACCACTTGCTGTGTTCAGCGAAAAAAGACACTCGCTTACAAGTATTTATGAGGGCATTAGAGGTATTGCTGTAGAGCTTGGGATTCCAATTTGGACTGCATCTCAAACCAATAGAGCAGGGATGAATAAAGATAAGTTTGGTCTTGATGCTATTGGTGAAGCTTTAGGTAAAGCAGCGACTGCCGATTTGGTTATAGGTATTGGTAGACCAGATGAAGTGAAGGTTGCAAACGAGGCCACTTTTGGTATTTTGAAAAACCGAAATGGATCAGATGGATTCTATCTTCCTGCGATTTTTGATACACATAAAATTTTTATTGAAATTTTACCCCCAGAAGAGTCTGTTATGATGCCTGGAAATCAAAAGTCAACCAACAAAAAAAATGAAAAAAAGAAGGACGATGATATAGAAAATATCAACGACATATTGATGGACAACGATTTTTAAAAAAAAGATAAATTTTATTTTTTTTGATTTTATTTATTTCTACACTCGTTAAATAATAATCAAACCTAAAATAAAAAATAAACAAAAAATGAATGAAGTAAAAATGGAAGAACCGATTTTAAAATCAAACCCAGACAGATTCGTATTGTTTCCAATAGTACACCAAGATTTGTGGGAGCTTTATGAAGAACAAGAGAAAGCAATGTGGACAGTTAAGGAGTTGGATATAGCTCAAGACATATCACATTGGAAAACTAAACTTACAGACAATGAAAGATTTTTCATCAAAAATGTATTAGCATTTTTTGCAGCTTCTGATGGAATAGTTAATGAAAATTTAGCTGTGAATTTCTTGAATGAAGTTCAGTATACAGAGGCGAAGTTTTTTTATGGACTTCAGATTCATATGGAAAATGTTCATAGCAATACTTATTCTCTATTGATTGATACATATATCAAAGATACAAAAGAGAGAAATGAGTGCTTTAAAGCTATTGAATATATGCCACCTGTAAAGAAAAAAGCAGAGTGGGCTCTTAAGTGGGTTGAGTCAGAATCTTTTATTGAAAGACTTATTGCTTTCGTAGCTGTTGAAGGTGTATTTTTTTCAGGATCATTCTGTAGTATTTTTTATTTAAAGTCTAGAGGTTTGATGCCAGGTCTGTGTAGTAGTAATGCTTTTATTTCTAGAGATGAAGCTATGCATTGTGATTTTGCGATACATTTATTAAATAATCATATTATAAACAAGCCATCAAAAGAAAGAATTAAGGAGATACTTTTGTCTGCTCTTGAAATAGAAAAAGAGTTTATCACAGAATCTTTGCCAATTTCTTTGATTGGTATGAATGCTGACTTGATGAAACAATATTTAGAATATGTTGTTGATCAGTTATTGATTCAATTGGGTTGTGATATAGAATTTGGCTCAAAGCAACCATTTGAGTTTATGAATCAAATCGCATTAAAATCTAAGTCTAATTTCTTTGAGAATAGACCGACTGAATATAAAGTAGCAGATTTAACTGGACCAATCAGTTTTGATGAGGAAATTTAACAAAAACAATAAATGATACAAAAATGCAAGTAATAAAAAGAAACGGAAACAAGATTGATTTTAACCCTAGTAGAATACTAACTAGAATTAAGAAACAGGCAGAGGGATTAAAAGTTAATGCAGACGAAGTGTTCATTAAGGTAACACAAGGTTTGGCAGATAACATGACAACAAATCAATTAGATGATTTGATTTCAGTGGTATCTGAATCATTGGCAATGAATCACCCTGACTATTCTAAGTTAGCAGCAAATATAGCAATTAGTAAACTTCATAAAGAAACTGAGGATTCTTTTATGAAAGCGACTAAAAAAATGTACAATAGTGGTTTGTTAAGTGAGAATTATTACAATAAGGTAAAGGAGAATATTGATTTAATAGAGTCCGTGATTGATTATTCTAGAGATTACAATTTTGATTATTTTGGATGGTGCTCATTAAAGGATATTTATCTTTTAAAAACTGCCGAAGGTGTAGTTATTGAGAGACCTCAACATATGTATGTGAGAGTTGCTTTGATGGTTACAGCAAATGCAAAAGACTTTAAAGAGAAATATAATGATTTGAGTTTTCAAAAAGAGAGCCCAGCAACACCAATTAAAATCAACATCGGTACAAATATTGGTCAAATTGCATCTTGTAATCTTTCTATAGTTCCTGATGATTCAACAGATGGTTTATTGGATATGTTAGGAAGAATTTCAGTTTCTTCATCTAAAGCTGAAGGTATTGGATTGGCTGTTTCTAACATTCGTTCAAAAGAAAGCAATGTTGGTAAATCAGATGGTAAAGCAGGTGGTATTTTAAAATACTTAAAAGTTGTAAATGAAGCTTTAAGGTTTTGGAATCAAAGAGGTAAGAGACCAGGTTCTTGCGCTGTTTATATCGAGCCTTGGCATAAAGATGTGTTTGATGTTTTAGAAATCAGAAAAAAGACTGGCGATGAAACATTAAGAGCTCGTGATTTGTTTTCTGCACTTTGGATTCCAAATAATTTTATGAAAGCTGTGCAAGAGAGTGGTGACTGGTATTTGTTCTGTCCTAATGATATAAAAGTAGCTGGATTAAAACCTTTCTATGAAATATATGGTCAGGAGTTCGAAGAAGAATACAATAAAGCTGTTTCGCTTGGTATCGGAACTAAGATTAAGGCTCACGATTTGTGGATTAAAATATTAGAATCTCAAATTGAAACAGGAATGCCTTATATGTGCTATAAAGATCATGCCAATGAGAAATCAAATCAGAAAAACTTTGGTGTAATTCATAGCTCAAATTTGTGTTCAGAAATTATGGAAGTAACCGATAAAGATACTACCGCAATTTGTACTCTTACTTCAGTTCCAATTCAGAAATTTGTTAAAAATAAAAAGTATGATTTTAAAGAATTGGGTAGAGTTGTACGCTCAATTACAAAATCTCTTAATGTTGCGATTGATGTAAATGAATATTCTACAAAAGAAGGTCGTAAGGGAGGTTTAGAGCAACGAGCTTTAGGAATTGGTATCCAAGGTTTGGCAGATGTTTTTGCTATGCTTAAATTGCCTTTTATATCTGAAGAAGCAAAGAAATTAAATAGAGATATTTTTGAAACAATCTATTTTAACTCATTAAGACAATCTTGTGATATATCAAAGGAAACAGGTTTGACTTATGACCACTACGAAGGTTCTCCGATATCTAAAGGTATTTTCCAATGGGAAATGTGGGGATTGAAAGAAGAGGATTTAAGTGGTATGCATGATTGGGCTACACTTAGAGAAGATATTATCAAATATGGAGTAAGAAACTCTTTGGTAACAACTTGTCCTCCAACAGCTAGTTCTGCTCGTGTAATCGGATCTAATGAAGCTTTTGAGCCATTTACTTCAAACTTATATGTTCGTAAGGTAACGGGTGGTGAATTTGCTATGGTTAATAAACATCTTGTTAGAGATTTAGAAGAGGTAGGTCTTTGGAATAGAGATATTCTAAATGAGCTAATAAAAAATGAGGGTAGTATTCAAAACATACCTGTAATTAGTTCTGATTTGAAAGAGGTTTATAAAACGGTTTGGGAATTATCTCAAGGAGCTTTGATTACTATGTCTGCAGAAAGAGGTCCATTTATTGACCAATCTCAAAGTCTTAATCTTTTCTTTGACACTCCAACTGTTGGTAAATTAAGTACAGCTCACAACTTAGGGTGGAGATTGGGTCTTAAAACTGGTCAGTACTATTTAAGAAGTCAGTCTGTTGAGATGAAGTCTAAGCATTTGGCGATTGATATGTCTACAGAAAAGAAAGTAGAAAGACCTGTTGATAGTCAATTTGAATGTTTTGGATGCAGTAGCTAGTAAATCCATTTTGAAATTTAAATTAGATTTATTAGATTTATTTAAAAATATAAATTATGAAAAAACCAGAAAAAGACCAAAAGAAAAAATTGGCTAAAATCAAAAGAGGAAATAAAAGAACTCAAAGATTTAAAGAATCTAGAGAAGTTATTGCCAAAAGAAGAAAGCAAACAATGTTAGCAAAAGCGCTTAGACAGAAAAAAATGGATGAGCTAATGGATAAAATTTTGCAATCTAGATTTAATCAATAAAAATTAAGCCCCTCGTGGGCTTATTTTTTTGTTTTTTCATATATTTATATAAAATAGTTTTATTGTGTCAAAAGATAAATTAAAAGTGTTAGCTGAAAAAATTGAGCAAGTTGTTAATGCAACTGCTGAAGCACAGGCTCAAAGAAAGAAGCCTGTTAAAGTTGTTTTTGATAAAAGCTCTTCAGCTCCTTGGGAAGTTATATTTTCCGAAAGAGGTTTTTTGGTAGGAGATACAAGATTATCTTTTGAGGAAATAAAAAATGCCTTATCTAAAAATTATCAAATTGTTTTAGATGCAGGAAATGGTTTAGTGTTGGATGGAGTAAAAATGCAATCGATTTTAAAGTATGAGGATAGAGTTTAATTTAAGGGTATATAGATTAATTTATGGGTAAAAAGAAAGAAGTATTAAGGAGCGTATTTACAAACAAACAGAAAACTAATAAAAAAATAAAAATCACAAATTCTTTATTGGTTTCCCCCTTATATATTACAGGGGTTTAATTTTTTATGCTGACAATCACATAAAAGATTTCTATTTATTATAATTTTTTTGTTTAAAAGAAAAAAAATAGTTACTTTTGTTGGCAGTCATTGTTGGCTATAAACTTTACATATTATGGATAATCAAGCAAAACAAGTATTACAAAAAGGTATATTGGGAGAGCAAGCGGAAAATCCCTACGCAAATGTAGGTGAGATGGTTCCTCAAGAACAGCCTGTTGATCATCAAGCGGCATTTGAAGCGCAAATGAAACAGGCAAAAGCTCAACCACAACCACAAGTTCAGAATGAGGGTCAAACATATGCATTTGAGCAAAATGGTACATATTGCAGAACTGGAAATTTTGAAAATGGCTTCATCGAAACTGATTTAAAAATAGTGAAACAGAAAGGTATTGAAGAAAGATGTGTTTCATTTACTATAATAACTCAGGCAGAAACGGCTGAATTATATGAGGAAAACAATTTAATATTGGTTAAAATGGAAATGCGCTCTGAAGAACAATTTAATAATTTCAAAAATTTTGTGGCAAATTTACAATGGAATGATTAAATAACAAACAAACATTATGGCAGAAAAAACAAACAACAATGATTGCAGTGTTAGTGGCAACAGCATTTCAATCAGAAATTATTTCAAAGACTTAAGGAAGTTAGATACAATATCTGGTGACGAACAAACTGATTTGGCAATAAAAGCTAAGGGTGGAGATCAAAGAGCTATGAATAGATTGGTGGAATCAAATTTAAGATTTGTCTTATCAATCGCAAAAGAATATTCATGGTCTGGAATTCCCTTAGAAGAATTGTCTAGTGAGGGTAATATCGGCCTTATAAAAGCAGTAGGCAAGTTTGATGAAACAAAAGGTGTAAAGTTTATATCCTACGCTGTTTGGTGGATAAGACAATCTATTATGCAGTCTGTATACGAAAACGGAAATACAGTAAGGCTTCCAATAAACAAGATAAACAACATAGGTAAAATAAATAAGGCATCGGATAAGCTTTATCAAAAACTAGATAGGGAGCCAACCATACAGGAAATTGTAGGGGCTACTGAATTGACAGAAAAAGAAGTGAAGATTTCTGTTAATGATGCAATGAGTTATGTATCAATAGATGATAAGATAAAGGAAGATTCAGATAGTGAAATAGGCGATTTCATTCCAGGGGAAACTATGGATGATATAGATAAAAAGATTAATCTTAATTCACTAAAAGAAGAAATAAATTCAGTTTTTGAAGATTTAAGCAACAGAGAAATACGTATATTAAATATGCATTTTGGTCTTAATGGATATCACGAAATGAGTTTAAAAGAAATTGGTGAAGAACTTGAGTTGACAAACGAAAGGGTTAGGCAGATTAAAGAGTTTGCTTTGAAAAAATTAAGAATGTATGGGAAGAGTTCTAAGTTAAAAGAATTTTTGAATTGTAAATTATGATTTTTGCTTGCTATAGATTAATTGAAAATAAGCTTATGTCTGATGGGGTTGAAATCCCAAAAGACCAAAATTTATATTGTATTAAAAATGAAGACGACATTTTATTTTTGTTGTTTGAAAAAGAAGAAGAAAAAGCAATTATGTTTTGGGCACGCCTAGAAGAAGTGGCTTATGTATGTGATATTGAAAAAGATTTTGATTTTAATATTGATGATGTAATAAATGGTCAATATTTCAACTTGATTTGATTTTTAAATACGATAGATTAATAATTTATGGCAAAAAGAAATATAGTAAAGAAGTCTCAACAGCAGACTGCTCAATTAGATTTATTATCTGAAATTGATAAGCAATCTTATACTCCAGAACAAAGAAAGTTTGTGGAGTTTGATGGAGAAGAATCTGTAATTTTAGCAGCAACAGCTGGCGCAGGTAAAACTTATAGTTGTGTGCAAAGAGTAAAGGAGTTATTAAAAAGGGGTGTGGATCCAAATAAAATAATATTCTTCAGTTTTACAAAAGCAGCGACAGAGGAGCTAAAAGGTAGAGTTGGGAATAAAGATATAAAGATTACTACAATACACGCTTTTTGCTATCACATATTAGCAACCACAGGAAAGTTTAAAGATATTGCTAGTTTTTATGATTTCATCGAATGGTTCAAGGTAAAATACAAGCCAAATCATTTTGCTGACAAAGAAACTAAGGAGTTCTTCTATGACACCATTTCAACCTTATATGAAGATGCTGAATTTATTTCATCTTCTATAGCATCTTTTAAGTTGCAATCTGCTGATGGAATAAAAGCAAAACTGCCTTCATACATCAACGAGTATAATAAGTTTTTACGTGAAAAGAAGTCAAGAGACTTCTCAGATATGCTTATTGAGGTTAGAGATATGTTTAAGGAAGATAAGTGGCTTAGAATGTTTAGAGGTAAGTATGACTATATATTTATCGACGAGTATCAAGATACAAGTACAATACAACTTCAAATATTGCTAGCATTAAATGCAAAGTATTATTATTTAATTGGAGATAGAAATCAATCAATATACGGCTATTCAGGGGCAAATTGTAGACTTCTTGAAAGTATGGTTAAGGGTAGAAGAAAAACTACTGAATTAAGCCTTTCTGTAAATTTCAGAAGTGATAAAGTAATTGTTGAAAATTCAAATAAGTTCTCATCATTAAAGGCTGTGGCTAATAGCAAAGAAGAGGGGTATATTGATGATAAGGTAATGCTTAAAATGGATGACCTAATAGAAGTATTAAAACTTCCTCAAGAGGTTGCTGTTTTGGTTAGAACAAACGATGTTATTAAAAAGTTAGAAAGACAGCTTCTTAAGAAAAAAGTTCCAATGAAGTATTTTAATTTCATCACAGAAAAAGATGTGGAAAACTTTGAGAAAGATGTTGTGACAGATGCTTTAAAAAATAAGCTGAAATTAGTTAGAGAGTTTTTTGATAATAAAGATGAAAATGTAATATCATTCATTAAAAGATATCAAGGAATGAATAAGTTTGTTACAACAATTCATAAAAGTAAAGGAAGAGAGTTTCACACTTGTGTTGTAGTAAATTCGATAGCGCCTGAACTATTGGAACAAAATCCAAATTTTCACAAACTAACAAAGAAGCAAGTTGCTCAAATTAGTTTTGATCCTGATGACGATGATGATGTGGAACCTAGAAATATTCATTATGTAGCTGTATCTAGAAGTAAGCATAAGTTATACTTTATGATTTATATGACTAAATAAATGTTTTTTGACTCTATTTATTAATAGATGAAAAACGAGAAAGTCATAGCAGCGGGCGTTTTACCGATATGCACAAAGACGGGAAGAGTTATGTTGATTAGACGTGGCTTTAATCAACCACAACCTGGAACTTGGGCTACATTTGGTGGAAAGTATGAAAAGGGTGATGATTTAAACCCTAAAGATAACGCTATGCGTGAGTTCGTAGAGGAAAGTGGGTTTCATGGAAAGTTCAGAATATCCAACAAACCACTAGACGTATTAGATTCGAATCATTTGAAATTTTACACTTTTGTGGGTCTATTTGATGAAGAGTTTATTCCAGATCTAGAAAAAGAGCAAGAGGCTGTCGATTATGGTTGGTTTTATTTAGGAGAATTCCCTGAAGACTTACATCCAGGCGTATCTGAAATGTTGGATAAAAGTAAAAAGACAATAGAAAATATTATTTGTTTTTTCCACAATAAATAATTAGATTTGCTCTATGAGTGATGAAAATTTTTATAAAGAGATTGACTTTATGTTTGAAAGTTATCTGTCCGCAAAAGAAGAGCAACTACAAGTAAGAATCAAAGACATTTCTAAAGATAAAATACTGAGTGATTCTGATATGAATTACTCAAAAGTTTTTTTTGATTCAGATCTCAATATATACAAGAAAACTATTGATGGTAAAATTGAGCTAGTAAACAGCGACAATTTTCAGGCTGTTGTCATAAAGATTGATTAGTTGATATAAAAACAAAAAAGCTCTCGATTTGAGAGCTTTATTTATTTTAAGTGGTTTGGTTTTATTTAGAAATTCTTCTGTAAACTTCTTCCATAATTGTATCCATATTGTCATTTACAAAAGATTCGAAAAGATCTTCTTCTGAGCTTGGGCTCAACAAGATTCTTCTAATTTCTTGATCAGCAGCTGAAGAATCAGATTCTTGAATTCCTTTTTTGTATGCGCTTATAAATCTAGCTATTTCTGTAAATTTATTTTTCTTGTCATGGATAAATTCAAGCCAGCTTTCAGGAAGACCATTGTCTATTCCTGTATCTTTCATAAGCTTGTATAATTTAGATGTAGGAGAAAAGTATAATTTTAACCAAGAAGTAAACTCATTTCTTATTTGTTTAATAGCTTTAGATAAATCACCTCCTTTTTGGATTGTTTTTCTATCTATTAAATCTTTAAGTATTTCATCATTTTGATATTTAGCAAAAGTTTCAGAAGGCTTCAATCCATCAAAATAATTTACAAAAACAAGTTTAATAAGCGGGTTTTTGAACACAACGTTTCCATCTTCTATACGCTGTTTTATTGTGTCAAAAGTCTCTTTCAGCTTATCTGCAGAAAGTTGTCTAAGCAATTCATTTGTTTCAACATCTACGTCAACACCGCCTGATAAGTCAAACTTTCTATTACCTTCTTCGTCTGTTCCTGCAGAATCTAAGCTTTTGCCAATAGATTTACCTCCCTTTTTTTGAGTCGCTTGTGTTGCCACTTCTCCTCTTGCAGCGTTTAATATGTAAGTTCTAAATAAACTTCCTATACCAGTATCGCTATCAACATTATATTTATCAACAATTTCGTCAAATTTAACTGGATCCACCATTCTTTCAGTATAAGCACCTCCAAGAAAAACATCAAAATCTTCTGGATTGGTTAACTCAGCTTTTTTTCCTTTAACTGCATTATCGTTAGAAATTATGGTATACATTTTTCTACTTCCAAAATTAGGGTCAGGATAGTAGAAAGTGCTTATAGCATCATGAATTTTTTTATTTCTTGAGCTCTTATATTCTTCTACTGCTTTTTCGATTAGGTAATTTTCTGTGTTTGAGTCTAAATCTCCAAAATAAATTTGTTTTGAACCTTTAATCCAAGGAGCGTATAATGCTTCAGCTTTTTGCAATTCTTGAGGCGAAAGCTTTTGAGCTAAAGCTTCTGAAGACTCATTTATTAATTTATTTATAAAAGCAATTTTAAAGGCTTCACGTATTGTTCTTAATAAGATTTTCTCCATAATTTGGTTTCGTTTTTATAATAAATAGTTTAAATTTTTGATTATTTACGTATATGGAAAATTTACAAAAAACATTTAATAAAAGAGCTTATATAAATGATTTAATGTCTAAAATGGAGGTGGACAAATTCAATTTTGGAGAAGTAATGACGCCTTTTGATTTAGTGGAGGAAATGTTGAATTTATTGCCAAATAAAATTTGGGAAAATCCAAATCTTAAATGGTTTGACCCATGTGGTGGAGTAGGTAATTTTCAGGTTATTATAGTGGAAAGGTTAATGGAGGGTTTGAAAGGCTTTATTCTAAACGAGGAAGATAGGTATAGGCATATATTAGAAAACATGATTTATGTGTGCGAAATTCAAGAAAAAAACACATCTGTTTTTTTAAATATTTTTAATCCAAATAAACTTTTAAATTTAAATTGTTATAATGGAGATTTTTTATCTGAAGACTTTGACTCATTTATGAATAATGTTTGGGGCTTAGAAAAGTTTGATGTATTAATAATGAATAGCCCCTATCAAATATCATCAAATGGAAACCATCATAGAAGCCGACCTCTTTATCATCTTTTTATTGAAAAGGGCTTAAGGATATCTGACAAATTAGTTAGTGTAAACCCTAGCAGGTGGATGACAAAATCTATGGGACTGGAAGAGTTTAGAAAAAATATGCTAAGTAGAAATGATATAAAATTCATAAAAAACCTAAATTTTAAAAATAAGCATAGCATATTTGGAGAGTCGGTGGAAATTAGGGGTGGTATACATTTTTTTTTAATTGACAAAGAATATGAAGGAATGGTTAATTACGATGGCGTCCTTTGTAATCTAGGTGATTTTGATATTTTTTTAGATCAGAAATTTCACGAGATTGTAAAGAAGTATTGTATTAATAAAAAATCTCTTAGCAATATCTGCGAATCAAATTCTTTGTTTATGAATTTTAATAATAGTAAACTTAGCAATGAGCCGAGTGAGGGTTATGTAAAATGTTATGTATCAAATCAAAAGGGAGGTATAAAGTATATTAAAGAAGAAGATATTGCAAAAAAGGGTAAAAAATTGATAGAGTCCTGGAAAGTATTTACTCCGTTTGCATCTGGTTATGGAGTGAAGTTTAATTACTTTGGTTCTAAAATAATTGGAAAGCCAAGAGAGGTTTGTTCTAACACATTTTTAACACTAGTAGTAAATTCAGAGCAGGAGGCAGAAAGCCTTGCGTCTTATATGAATACAAGTTTTTGTTGCTTTTTCTTATCTCTAAGGAAAAAAACTCAAAATATGAATAAGAAGACGCTTCAGTGGATTCCCTTAGTTCCGTTGGATAGACAATGGACAGACGAAGATTTATTTGAGTATTTTAAATTGAGTTCCGAGGAGGTTGATTTAATTCTAAAAAAATAGCTTTATAAATTATCAACAACTTGTTGAAAAAAAAGTTTTTTTCCCTTGATTTTTGTAATATAAAATGCTTATATTTGTATAAGATTAACAACCAATGTTTAGTAGAGAGTATTTAATTAATTCAAAAAAGTAAAGTTATGGACGGTTTAAATGAAGTAAAGTTAATTGGAAATGTAGGAAAAGACGTAGAGCTTAGACATTTAGAAAATGACAGAAAAGTCGCAAGAGTTGTATTAGCAACAAATAAGACTTACAAGAAACAAAATGGTGAAAAAGAAAGCAAGACTGAGTGGCACAATGTAGAATTTTGGGGTGACACAGCACAGTTTTGTGGTAATTATGTGAAAAAAGGTATGTTACTATACATCTGCGGAGAGCTTAGAACAGATTCTTATGAAAAAGATGGTGTTAAGCAGTATAGAACAAAAATCGCTGGTTCTGAAATCAAAATTCTTTCAAACGGAAATTCAGCAACATCAACAACTAGTGTTCCTACTGCTGACTCAACAGAAGCAGCAAGACAGCAAAGTCAACAATATGTAGCAGAGCCTGCAAATACAGCAGCAACTAGCGCTTCTTTTGCGTCTAGTGCGGTAGATGAGGATTTGCCATTCTAATAAAAGCAATTTTGTGTTGTTATTCTAAAGCCCACCTAACTAGGTGGGTTTTGTTTTTTACTGAATATTTATATAAAAACTCCTTTTTAAATGAAAAATCTTAGAAAGATAATTAGAGAAATGGTCGAGCTCAATATTCAAGAAGTTGAACTAGAAGAGGCGCAAATAGATGAAGAAAGAATCACCAATAAAGAAGCTGCAGAAAAAGTAAATAATAGAGAAAACTTTGTTGCTTCTCATACTTACGGAGAAGATTTGGGAGGGCTTGGTGAAATGTATGTTGCGTATTCTTACGGAGAACAACATCCTCTATATTTGTGGTATAAAGATAGATGGTATTATAACAATCAAGACTACATATTAGATGATGGAGAAATAAATATTTGGACTAGAAAACATCTTAAGGATTTAAAACCAAACTCAGAAGTTCAAGCTAGACCAACAGCTTTCCTTGAAAAAATAATCAAGAAATTCAAGAATAAACATGGGCTGGGAGACAATACTCACACTGATCTTGAACCAGGGGAAAAATAATCTATTGATTTTAATAGTTTAATTTTTTATTTTTGCATTATGTTAGAAAGAATTAAGCAATATTTTTTCCCGTTTTTAGTTGCCCTATCTGCCTTTTCTTTGGCGGGTGCAGCGGCATTCTTTTCTGTTACGGGTTTATCTAAGCTATTTGGGGGTGCTCAAGAAGCTGTTATCATTATGGCTTCTAGTTTAGAGTTTTCTAAGTTGGTTACAGCATCATTTCTTCATAGGTATTGGAAAACAATAGATTGGAAATTAAAAACCTACTTAACCATAGGTATTGTCACTATTATGTTTATTACAAGTGCTGGTATTTACGGGTTTTTATCAAGTGCATATTCAGAAACATCAAATAAACTAGATAATATTGATGGGCAAATAGCGTTGGTAGAGCAGAAGAAAAAAATCATTCAAGATGATATTACAAGATTGGAATCAAACCAAAAGCTAAAACAAGATAGGGTTCAGTCATTGATTACTTTGAGGAGTCAGCAAGAGGCTAGGGTTGATAGTTTATATAATAGAGGTAGAGCTAATATAGCAAAGAGAGTTGAGGATCAAATAAATCAATCAAACTCTGAAATAACAAGAGTAACAACAGAGACAGATGGTTTAGGTCAAAAAATACAAGTTAAAAATGATGAGATTGCAAAACTAGATACTGAAATATTAGGATTGAAAAATAATGATATAGCAGGAGAAGTTGGTCCGTTAAAGTATATAGCGAAACTAACTGGGTATAGTATGGATTCTGTTGTAAACTTCTTTATATTACTTTTAATATTTGTTTTTGACCCTATGGCAGTATGTTTGGTTATTGCAACGAACATAACACTTGAAAGAGCTGGAGTGAAGTCTTTGGCTGATATTGTCCCAAGAAAAAAAGAGGAAGATGTTGTTATAGAAGAACAATTTGAAGATAATCAAATTAGCGATTTAGAGAGCGAGTTAGATTCTAATATAGAATTCCTTATGCCTAATGAGGATATTGATAAAAAAGAAGTTGTTGATGAGCCTGAAACTATGGAAGTGGAAGTGGAGGAACAACCTGTCTTGGAAGTTGAAATAGAAAGCGAAAAAGAAGTAGAAGATAAAATAGAATACAAATCTAATGAGGAAGGTGAATTTGTTCAGCAAAATCCAGGTGAGACAATAAGTTCTAGCGAAGCTATTCAAATATTAAATGATATTAAACTACAAGGAATACAAACAAATGAGAAATATCAGTTGTTTTTAGATTCTCTTTATATGAATGGAGCTTTAAATGTGGGAGATACATTACCTCCATATTCTCAGTTTGTGGAAGATTTAAATTCACGAGGTATTCAGCATGAAGATAAAGAGGTTTTAGATTTCTTGACAATCTGTAATTTATTAAAAGTGACAGATATGAATGGTTCAGACAGAAGAGTGGCTAAGGAGTATGGTGTTGCCAAAGGTATTTTTAAAGTATTGTCTTCAGAGTAAAAATATTTAATATTAAGAAATTCCCCATATTTATATAAGTATGGGGAATTTTGCTTTAAGGAAAATAATAAGAGAGATAATATCTGAATATGGAAACATGGCTTTCTATAACGCAGATATATATTCTACAGATGGAACTAGATTTCCAAAGTATGATAAAGAAAATCCAAATACACCAACTGAAATAGACTTTTGGAATGACTTAGAATTTAAAACAGATGAGGACATTCCTATCTCTGAAGATGAGGACACATCTGAGTCAGAAGACTAAAAAATTAATTCAATTTTATTAAAAAAACCTTTGCTTTATCCTTTTGCTTGATTATTTATTGTTAAATGCAAATGAATATGAGAGTCGTGCAAAAGACATTGGAAAAAATAGTCCTTGAGGTCACCTCGAAAGAGATTGACGATGAGGGTTTTGATACTATTTGGGATAAGGTGAGAAAGGTATACTCTACAGAAAACTATGATATTTCAGCAATCAGAGTAAGTGAAAAAAATGAAGACATTATATTCATAGAATTGATAAATAAAAAAATAAAGGATTGACCTTGTGTTGATTTTCTAGCGTCAAATCCTTATATTTGTACAATCACAAATTAACAGATGGAAAAACAAAAGCCTTTTGACCATGAGGATGATGATGCAGGTCAAGATAAAGTAAAAAAAACAAATAGCCCAACTCCAAATTTAGATAAGTTTGGAAAAGATTTAACAAAGTTGGCAGCAATAGGAAAACTGGATCCTGTAATTGGAAGAGAGGATGAAATTGATCAAACGATTGAAATTCTAAATAAGAGGAAAAAGAATAATCCAATTTTAGTTGGTGAACCTGGCGTAGGAAAGACAGCTATCGCAGAAGGTTTAGCATTAAGAATACATCAAAAAAAAGTTGATAGGTCTTTAGCCAATAAAAAAATTATAGAATTAAATATTACTTCTATAGTTTCAGGAACTAAATATCGTGGTGATTTTGAACAGAGGATGGATGAAATAATGAAGGAAGTTCAAAAGAATCCAGATGTTATCATATTCATTGATGAAATTCATAATGTAATTGGTGCAGGTAGTGCATCGGGGTCTATGGATGCTGCAAATATTATCAAACCAGCTTTAGCAAGAGGTGAGATGAGATGTATAGGAGCAACTACATTAGATGAGTACAAGAAAGTTATAGAAAATGATAGTGCTCTCGAAAGAAGATTCCAAAAGGTTTATATCAATATCCCCACAAAAGAGGAAACGCATGAGATATTAAATCAGGTAAAAATAAAATATGAAGATTTTCATGGCGTATTTTATTCTGATGAAATATTAAAGAATTGTATAGATGTATCTGATAGATATATTACGGATAGAAATTTTCCAGACAAAGCATTGGATTTAATGGATGAGGTTGGCGCTAGCGTTAAGCTTCATAAGATTAAAATACCAGAGTCTATCAAAAAGCTTGAGTCAGAAATGTCTGAAATAGTTGATAGAAAAGAAATAGCTGCAAAAAAACAAGACTATGAAAATGCGGCCATATACAGAGACAAGCAAAGAAATATCTTAGCTTTAATAGAGCAGGAGAATGTAAAATGGAAAGAGCAATTAAAGCAATCTAGAATTCCTGTTGAAATTGAGGATATTGCAAGGGTTGTATCAAAGCACACAGGGATTCCATTAAGCAAGCTTACTGATTCCGAAAATGTTAAATTGGTTAAGCTTGATAAGTTTCTAAAAGAGAAAATTATAGGTCAAAATGAGGCTGTTGAAAAAATTGTTGATGCTATCCATAGATCAAGAATTGGGATACAAGACCCAGATAAACCAATTGCATCATTCTTGTTTTTAGGTTCTACAGGTGTGGGTAAAACATATTTAGCTAAAACGCTTGCCAAGTTTATGTTTGACACAGAAGAATCATTTATTAGATTTGATATGTCTGAATATATGGAGAAAATAAGTGTTAGCAAATTAATAGGTGCTCCTCCAGGGTATGTTGGATATGAAGAAAAAGGTATATTGACTGAGAAAGTTAAAAACAGACCATATTCAATTCTTTTGTTTGATGAAATAGAAAAGGCTCACCCAGATTTGTTTAATATATTATTGCAAATATTGGATGAAGGAAAGCTTACAGATTCAGCAGGAAAAGAAGTTAACTTCAAGAACACCATTATCATATTAACTTCTAATATCGGTACGGAAAAAATATTAACAGAAAAGAGAATGGGTTTCAACACTTCTTCTGCAGAATATGATGTTACAAGTATGGTGATGAATGAGTTGAAAAAGAAATTTAAGCCAGAGCTAATAAATAGAATAGATGAAAAAGTGGTTTTCAAACCAATAAATGATGAAGATGTTTTGAGTGTAATTGATTTAGAACTTACAAAGCTTATTAAGAGACTTCAAGAAAAAGGATATAAATTGTCAATAAATATTGCGGTTAAAAAATTCTTAGCATCAGTTGGATATGATAGAGATTATGGGGCTAGACCTCTCAAAAGAGCAATAACTACTTACATAGAAACTCCAATAGCAAAATTCTTATTAATTGAAAACCCTGCGGAAGGCACTACTCTTAAATTGAGTTTAGACAAAAAAGGAAATGTTGTTGTAGTTAAATCATAATTATATGGCAGAAGAAATTTTAAAAATAGGAAGAGATTCTCAGTTTTACCTAGAAGGTAATTTAATATCAACAAAAGAAGTTGGTGATTTAAATGATTACTTGACTCAGTTATTAGCTTTTAATACTACTCTAGAAAGTGGTATTACGCTATCTGAATTAGTACACGCTCTGTACGGCTTAAAAAAGTTTGTTAGTGATTATTTTTCAGAAGAATATGAAGTCGTAAGAGCTTTTTCTACATCAACAAAGCTAGATAGAAAGATGTCAAATATAACTTTCTATAAAAGTTTTAGAGTGGAGTCAGATGATTTTATGGATGATGATGAGTATGTGTATATTCTTCCTGAAATAAAAATAGAAGACATAAAAGGTGATGAGGATGGTTTTATCAAACTTGGTGACTTACCTGTAATAATAGATGAAAACCTGATCTACAAAGGAGATGAGTTCAGTTTTGAGAAAAAGGTAAAATTTACATTACTAGATATAATGACTTGTATATTTGAAGAGGTGGTTTATACTGTAAGGGATGGTAAAAATATAGAAGCCTAAAGAAATTTAGGCTTTATTTTTTTATAAATTTTCTGAGCTGAGTCTTAAAAGCTAATCCGACTAATTCATTTACATCATCAGGAACAACTTTGTTCTCATGACTTGTACCCTTCTTCCATTCTTCCCCTTCTTCTATTTGACTAAATGAGTAATAATCTAATATTGTGTTTATTAAATGATTTAAATCTGAAATTTCAGAGTCAAATACGGGACCTTCAGAATCTGTATCCAATAACTCATCTTCTTGATTCTCTTTCATAGCTTTTTTTTATAAATATAATTCTTTTTTTGCTAAAAGCAAATTCATGTCGTTTTGATAAAATTTGAGTTTATTTATAGCTATGGAAAGAGATATTATAAAAGAGATTTCGGAGTCCAAAAATAGGGATATAGTTATTCATATGGACAATGAAAAGCATTGGTCTGAACATATAAAGTTCTTAAACTCGCTTAAAGAGTCAGACTTGTTTTATGAGAGAGTGGTTTCTGAACTACCAAAGTCTAGTAAGGGAAATAAGTGTTATCTTTCTTATAATAATAAAATTTATGCTTGGTTGGAAGTTTACTCAATTACCAAAAAAGTAAATAATGTAATAATACAAATGTTTCCTTATTTGAATTTCGTATTTCCAAGTTTGGAGAACAACGATTTCAAAGAAGACTTTAGGTATTTCTACGACAATAAATCAAAACAATAACTATTTATTTTACTAATAATATTTGATACATTTCAGTTTATGAAATATGTCTATTTAGTAAACATAGAAGGTACAAGTGTTTATAAGATTGGGTTTACAAAACAATCTCCAGAAAGAAGATTGAAAAATCTACAAACAGGTAATCCATATAAAATGGTATTGGTAGATTCATATAAATCGAATATTGCTCCAAACATAGAATCTGTAATGCATAGTTATTTTAAGCATAAAAAAAACAACCCCGAAGAGGGGTTGAAATTATTAGGTGAATGGTTTATGTTAGACAAAAGTGATATAGAAGCATTTAAGGATACTTGTCAAATGATTGAGGGTAACTTAAAGGCTTTGGGTGATAGCACTATGTTTTATTAAATACTATCTTCTTCTCTACCTGTTCCTTCACTGATTTGTGGGTCTGTAGTCTCTGTAGAGTCAGAATTTTGAGGTGCACTTTGTTGTTTTTGAATATTATTAACACCAACGCTATCCTTATTGTCTTTTGCTGACTTAAGAAGATCCATATATTGTTTTGTTTCTGCGTTTTTGTTTATTCCAAGAAGTGCCAAGTGGTGTGCTAAAATCATACCAAAGAAGATTAAGTCTTCTGTAGAAATTATAAAAACTTGACCTTTAGACCATTTTATTACGGCATTTACAATATCAATTAATAGATATACAATTCCTGTTGTAAGTATAGAACCTAATATCAAATAAGAGCTTATTCTAGTTGTTGAAACCTTATTAGAAATGCCAGCTAAAATAGATTTTTCAACATACTCCCAAAACTTTTTAAATACCATATCGATTTATTTTAATATTTTTTTTTACTATTATTTACTCTTAAATAAATAACAACTAAAAAAAATATTGATATGAAAAACTTTTTAAGAGATTTGTTTCTGCTGCCAGGAAAGAATGGTGAAAGAAGGTTAGTAAGACATTTTTTTACCAAGAAAATGGTTTGGACAAAAGGGTTAGAGCCAAAGTTTGTAGAAAATCCTGAAGTAAAAAAAGTAATGCAAAATACAGAAGATAAAAAAATTGATACTACATCTTTTGCGCATTTTGAACCTATTAAGAACAGAAGATTTGTTGTCGATTTCCCAGGGATAGATTCTTTTATATTTAAGTCTTATAAGTTTTTGGGAGATGATTTCGTAACACCCAAAAAACAAGTTTCAGAATTTCATACTTATTTGCCTATAGCGCAAGATGTTGATGTAGATTTTTATTCTAGAAAATCAAAAAAGATTGGAGCTATAAAAATTTTAGTATTAGACACTACAGGTCTTGTTATTAGAACTATAGAGTTAGAAAATTGTTATATTGAACATGTTTCTGTGTATGAAGAGTTCGATTATGAAAAAGACGATTTTCAAATTATGAAATTAAGAGTTTCACATTCACCAAGAAAATTAAGTTAATATTAGCCTCTTTTTAGAGGCTTTTTTTTGGAAATAACTTTATAAAAAACTATCTTTGTGTTATGCAAAATTTAATTTTAGAAGAAAATATTTCTGATAACTATAAGGTTAGAACAGAAGAAAATGTTCGAAACTCAGACTTAACATTGGCTATTGCTATTGACTTTGAAAGTTTTGGTGAGAAAATTACCAAGGAGTTAACTGTTAAGGCTAACAAGAAGTATATAGCAGTTTATCCTGATGGTGATCCAATTGAAAAAGCAGCAAAGATTGTTGCAAAGATGAATGAGTTGAACTTGCCACAAAAATTTATTTTGAATATTGCAGGAAATGGTTTGTCAATAATGAAAGGTCAAATACTTCAAAATGAGGCTGATGAGTTTACTTATATCTTGCTAAAGACAATCAGTCAAAATCCAAAATTAAATAGCAAGATAGGGTCTGTAAGAACGGGCGGTCAATCAGGTTTTGATGAAGCTGGCGCAAAAGCAGCCATCAAGCTTGGGTTTACAACTGTTGTGCATATGCCAAAAGGTTTTAAGATGAGAAACCAAGACGGTAAGGATGTAACAATGTCTTATGAGCACGCAAAGCTTAGATTTGAAATTTTAAAATCAAAAATCATATATATTGATATGGACGATACAATTTGTGACTATAGTGGTTTGTGGAGTATTTATAAAGAAAAGTTTCCTGGCGTACAATACCCTCAGTCAAAATTTGGATTTTTTTCCAGATTAAAACCTATTGAGGGAGCTCTAGAATCTATAAGTTTATTAGAAAAATATTACGATGTTTTTATTCTAACAAGACCCTCTATTAAAAACCTTCATTCGTATTCTGAAAAAGCGGAGTGGGTAGAAAAATATTTAGGTGAAGAATATTTAGAAAAGTTAATTTTATGTCCTGATAAATCACTAGTAAAAGGAAATTTCTTAATTGATGATTATGATAAAAATGGTCAAACAGAATTTGAAGGTGAATTTATTAAATTTAAAACTGAAATGTTTCCTAATTGGGAAAGTGTTGTAAAATATTTAATAAAAATATAAATTGATATAAAAAATAATTTTTATTATATTTATATATAAAAAAATTATGAAATTAAGCGAGATTGACAAACAAGATATAGTAAAATTATCTGAAATTCATAAACAAAGTGAGATAGCTATAATGTATAGCATATCCCAAACGACAGTGTTTAAAATTTTGAAAGATAATAACATAAAGAGAAAAAGAAATAGATTAAATCTAAGCAGGTTAGCAATTGATTTTAATTATTTTGATAATATAGATTGTGGAACTAAAGCTTATTGGCTTGGATTTATATCTGCGGATGGTTGTTTAAAAGGCGGAAAGTTGAGAGTGACTTCTAAAGATTTAGATATTTTAGAAAAGCTAAAATCAGACTTAAAATCAGATCATGCAATTACTATAAACAAATCTATACACAAAAAGACAAAAAAAGAATATGTGTCATATATTTTACAAATTACAAATAGTGCATTTACTAATAAGTTAACTAAGTTTATTCCACAAGATAAAAGTAATAATTTTAATATTCCAGCAATAAAGAAGGAGTTATATCCTTATTTTATTGCTGGAATGGTAGACGGGGATGGTTCTTTTAGTGTAAACTCAAAAGGGCAAATAAAAGCTTCAATCATATCTACAAAAGAGTGTTTGCAGCAAATTCAAGATTATTTGTTTGTAAATTTAAGTATAAAAAAAACTACATTACAAAATATCACAAAAAATGGTAATGTTTGGAAGCTTTTTGTCTATTCTAGCTCTAAAGAATTTTTAGAATTTATTTATTCCGATTCAAATAAAAACATTTATCTTAAAAGAAAACAAGAAAAGCTTAAAAATATGTTTATTAATACTTAATCGGAAGTGAAGAATACTCAATCCTTGCAAGTACTGTAGACTTCTTTGATAGTATATAAATTTGGAATTATATTTTGTTTTTCCTATATTTAAAATAATTAATACAAACAACTGTGAAAACAATAGACGTTCTAAGTAAGTCCCTTGACAAGGCAAAACAAAAAGGCTACAAATCTTCCTTTGATTTTACATATGAAAAAGGTAGGATAATTGATGGTAAAACTTACTATGCAATTATATTCGATAAAGATTTTTGCAAGGCTATTTGGAGTGATGAAAAAACGTTTTTATCTTTCTCAGGATTACATCAACACTTAGGTGAAAATGTGGTTCTTTGGAAGTGGCATTTAAGAAATATGGTTGTTTCTGATAATCCAATAAAGTATTTAGAAGATAATCTAGAGTTGGATAGTTGGGAAAAAATAGAAAATGAAATTTATTAATTTATTTATATAAAATGATAACAGGGTGGATGCTGTAAATTTTACATATTGGCTACAAGGTTTCTTTGAAGTATCAGACGCAAAGAAGTTAGATGAAAAGCAAGTTCAAGTTATTAAGGACCATCTAAATTTGGTTTTTAATAAAGTGACTCCTAATAGGGAATCATTCCCAAAAGGATCGACATTACAAGGGGATTCAAATGTTAATTTGTTTGTTGATAATCCTAGTATGTTTAATGGTGATAAAAAGTATTGTTCAACAACAACTTTTGACCTAAAAGATGTATCAACTAAAGTAATCTGCTAACGCTATAGTTATGAGAATAAGAGGTAAACTTTATATTGAAAAGCTAGATGTAGAAATGTATAAAGGTATTGCCGACCTAGCTCAAAGCAAAATGAAAAAAATTGACGAGGAATTAATTCCGAGTTTTATAATAGAAGAGGCAATAAGTTATTATAATGATTTAGAAAAGTATGAACTTTGTCAAAAAATAAAAGGTTTCTTTTCTATAAATCCTAGTTATACAATAAAAATAACTAGAGCTGAATGGTTCGGTTTGGTTTGTTGCAAATAAAAAAGCAAGAATATGAAATGTCCAGTTTGTGAAAAAGAAGAATTAAAAAGCTGTGTATATCCTGGAATGAGTACAAGTACTTTAATGTACTGTTCTCCTTATTATGATGAGGAAGGAAAATATCATTCTCACGATTCTAATACACATACAACTCATTATAGTTGCTCCAATGGTCACAATTGGAGTGAGTCATCTACAGGAAAATGTCCATCTTGTGATTTCGGAAAAGATTCAAAAAAAGTTTGGATTAAAGATGAAAAAACTGAATAATTTTTAAAAATATTTTGTTTTTTGTGTAACTTTTTTTATATTTGTACGTATAAAAGAAAAAAATACATATTTATAAAGGTAAAATGAAAACAACAGTAACAAATAGGAGATCTAGTTGGTCGAGTTCGAGAAGAGCCGAATCAGGGATTCTATTGTCTGCGCTGTAAAGATATAGTGCTTGAGCACAAGCTAATTTGAAACCCTGATTCTAAAAAAGAGTCAGGGTTTTTTATTTTAAATTAATTTATCATGAGAGAAGAAGTTTATAATAAGTTGGTGCTAAAGCTAGGCGAGGAAAAAGCTGACGAAGTGCGTAAGGCTATGGATGAGGCAAATAAGCAACGAAAGAATGTTGAAAAGTGGAACAGAGAAAGAGATAAGAAATTTTTGGAAGTTGGAATTAAGAAAGAGGATTTAGAAGATTGTGCATATTATCATGGGGTTAGATTTAGAGGACATGGAATAGCGCAGTGGGACAAGAAGCTTGATAGGTTTATAATAATAGCATATGAGTGGGGAGTTCCTGTTATTGAAAAGCTAGAACATTTTGTTGATGTTGTTGAAAAAAGATATGATGGATTTGTGCCGATAGAAGAGTTAGATAAAAATAAGTATTATGATATCAGGAAAATGGATCCTAAGAAAATTGAAGAAGAGGTAAAAAATAGAAAATTGGAATAAATAAATAAGGAGGAATAAGAGCAGTTGGTCTAAGCTTGGCGGTCTTGAAAACCGTAGGCCCTAGTGGTGTGTGAGTTCGAGTCTCACTTCCTCCGCTGAAAAAAAATTGATATGCAAGAGAGAATGATGTACTTAGGTAAGGAAAAAAACAAAAAAGTATATGAAAATTTTGATGCTAATTTTGATAAGTACAAAAAAAGGGCAATTGATAAAGGGTATAAAAATCCTAAGTTAAAAATTCTCAAAGAGAAATCAATAGTGAAATTCTATGTTGTTGTAGAGATAGAATAGAATTTTAAAATAACATACAGATGACAGGCTTGGTGTCGGTGGGAACTCCAAATTCTTCACGAGTCGCTTCGATTGCGGCCATCTGTGCTATAATAAGGAAGATAAAGCGACAAGGTTGTCGTCCTCGCCTGCTAAGCGTAGGGTTCTGAAAGATGAATGGGAATCGTTTTCTCTGTCTTCCGCAAAAAATAAATTATGGCTCCGTAGCTCAATTGGAATAGAGCATTGGGATTCTACCCCAACGGTTATAGGTTCGAATCCTATCGGAGTTACAAGGGTGAAATAATATGCCCCCATAGCTCAACTGCATTAGAGCACCGTTTTTCTACAGCGTCGGTTACAGGTTGGAATCCTGTTGGGGGTACAAAAAAAATTTTTGTATTTGTGTAACATTTATTATTTTTGTTCGTATAGATAAACAAATGGCGAATTCTTTGGAGAATGATGTGCAGTCATGAGCCGTCATGCAAGGGACACCAAATCATAATATGGTGTTAATGGATCGAAGCCCCGATTCGCCACTTTAATGTTCTTTGAAAAATTGAAAGTGAATGTGCAACGAAAGTTCTTGTAGGCATACAAGAGTGAGGTGGGTTCGAATCTCGTTTAATAATCCCAATGACATGGTGGGAGCCAAGTAGTTGAGAACACATTATATCCATTTTAGGGGAGGCGCTGATAAATTCCCCATAATAGTGCTGAGTAAACAGGATCAGCACCACTTTCAATTGCATTAAAACCACTCAAGCGTAAAAAGGTCGTAAGTTGGGGAAAGGCACGGAGCAGATACCAGAAATGACTCGTCAGAGGATATGGAATACGTTGACAGAAGATCCCAATGTTTTGACCCCGTGCAAGCCTCTGAGTGGTTTTTTATTTAGTCAGGTGGCGGAGTGGCTTAACGCTGAGCATACATAGAGTCTGGGAATGTGGTATGTATGATACCTATACACGGGGACTCGCAGGTTCGAATCCTGTCCTGGTTACTATATTTTTTGTAAAAAAATTTATATTTATTATTATGAAAACAAATAAAATATCTCTTCAGTTCTGGTAGTTTAAACCAGAATACATATGAATAGAAAAAATCCCCACTTTAAAGAGTGGTTAAAAGTTTGGGAGGAAGTCCAAACTTTAATTGATTACAAACGTAATCGTAATTGGATTCCATTGGAAAAGCCTTACAGAAAAGGCTATTGGATGTCTTTTGACCTTCGTGAAGATATTAAAAATCGTGAAGATGCTTGGGTGTTTTATACATGCATTGAATTGTTTGGTACACATACTTGGTGTAAAGACAAAACAATGACATATAAATCTAGAAAGAAAAAGCCAGAGCCAATTGCCCTTGAGAAGAAGTTAATATCAGAAGAGAAATATGAAAACTTGCCAAGCGCAGTTCAAAAATATTTTTCAGAATCATCTAGCTACAATAAAGGCTGGAATCCATATAGAAAAACTTATTATTGTAATGTTCCAGATTATTTCTTTGTATACAAGTTAGAACCTAGATGGATAACACACTATCAGGAAGTAGATTCTGTTATTGAGCAAGAAATAAGTGAGAAGCGTGATTATGTTGATAAGAGCCCAAAATTTCAAAATGTAGGAAAGTGGAGTTATAATGCTCCAAAGTCATTCTGCAAATTTTTAAACAGAAGCGATAGAAGACTTAACAAACAAGTTCTTCAAAAAAACTTGATGTCAGAAGATTGGGATAAGTATGAATATAAATATAATCACAGACATTACGCAAAATGGTTGTATTGGTAAAAATTAAAAAATATTTATTGAAAAAACCAAATGATTTGTCAGCTTTATACATACAATGAAAATGGTCACTCTCTTGATCAGAATACAGCAGAACATTTTGCAAAAAGGTTTTCGCTAGACACTTTAAAAAAGGGTAAAGTACATTGGTTGAATTATCACTCTGTGGAATTCAAGGATGAACTATCCAAGATGTTTGATAATTTGGAAATTAGCCCTTTTATCTTAGAGGATATTTACAAGCTAGAAAAAAGACCAAAGGTTGAAGAATATGCAAATTGTATATTTTTTAAAGTTCAATCACTTCTTCCTGAAAAAGATGAAAATCATTTAAACAAAGAAAGTGTGTCATTCATATTGGGTGATAATTTTTTAATTACCACCCAAGAACAGAAATCAGGACACTTTGATGCAGTAAGAGATAGAATAGAGAACAAGAAAGGTAAATTATGTTTTAAGGGTGCTGATTATTTGCTGTTTAGGTTGTTAGATGCCATTATTGATAATTACTTTGAAGTCATAGAGTCAAACATTAAAAAAATCCAACAAATAGAAAAATCACTTTCAAAATCAGATAGCTCTGTATTAAAAGAAATTGAAATAGAAAAGAGAAAAATAATGGAACTAAAGAAAATTGTTTTTCTAACTAAAGATGTTATTTCTCACATAGAAAGATTGGATAGTAATCTTATTAAAGAAGAAAACTTCTATTATTTTTCAGAACTAAAAGATGAATGCTTAACAATTTTAGATGAAATAGATACAGCCTCTCAAATGCTCGATGGTTTATCTAATTTATTCTACGCTATTCAAGGTCAGAGAATGAACGAGATAATGAAAATGCTTACGTTGGTTAGTACGATATTTATACCTATAACTTTTATAGCTGGAATATACGGAATGAACTTTAAGTATATGCCCGAATTAGAACAGCCATATGCTTATTATACAATATGGGGCATCATCATTATAACTGTCTTTTCTTTCTTGACTTTCTTTAAGAAAAAGGGGTGGTTAAAAAGTGGAAAAGATAAGTAGTTTTTTGGTTTTTAAGACTATTTATTGAAAAACATTTTTTTATGAATCTAAGAAAACATATCCAAAAAGAAATTAGTAGAATATTGTCTGAAAGCGATTATTTGCCTTTGGGTGCTGAATATATAGAAGATGCGCCATATAATCAGGAAGATCCATCTATTAGACAAGGTAAAAATCCAAAAGAAAGCAAATATTCACCTGTTTGGCATGGCTATAATGCTGGGTTTTGTATTTTAAAAGATTCAAATGGTAAATTATATTCCTTTTCTTATGATGGAATAGATAAGGGTGATTTTGAGCCATATGCCAAAAGAGAGGTTGTTGGTTATGATGAAGATGGTTGGCCTGAATATGCTGAACTTGAATTGGATGGTGACACACTTGCTGCATATGTAAACGATAATATTGATTCATTAACCACTGGAGTGGGAAGAAAAGATGAATTGGATGGAACAGATATTGTTTTGATTGACAAAGAATGGAAAGATGGTTGGTTAGAGTACGCTCATAAAAAAGGTATGGGAGATAAAAATCAGGAGTTTATTGAAATTCTTTCTAACTATAATCCAACAGAATCTTTAGAAGAGTCTGCTCCATACGAGGCTAAAATGCCAAATGAAGAATTCGAAAAAGTTGTTTTTGAATATGAATTTCCTTCTAATGAAAATAGATTGCAATTAATTAACATAATCAAAGATTATTTTGGTGAACCACTAGGTAAAGGTAGGGAAGATCAATATTGGTCAACATATATTCCTAAATTGGAGTTGGAAGATTTTATGTTTGAGGCTCAAGATTTTAATCCATATCCTACAGGAGATGTAATTATGGCAAATAGATTTAAGCCTCTAACAAAAGGTTTAAAAGATGGCGAGATTATAAAGTTTTTTGATTATACTGTTAGTGAGAATGACCCGCCAAGAGCAGAGGGTTATTTGAAACCAGGGTTCATCCAAAGAAATAGATCTTTAATGAAGTGGGATGGAGATGCAAAAGAAGCTTGGATTGACAATTCTATGATTGATAAGTATTATTTCTACCACGGAAATGTTTCCGACATTAAAAATCATCCAGGTAGTAGAAAGCTTGATTCGGATTATGCAAAAATATTCTTCGACGATTCAATTCTTGATAATATGAATGCAGAACAAGAAGACGAGCTAAGAAACATCATAACTAGCCACAAAGGTCAACTGAGATATGTATTTGGTAAAGAAAGAGCTTCTGGCGGTCAAAGATATACATTAGTTCCTCAAGATTTGGCGGATGATTTCATTCAAGCAGCGTATGATTTTGGCGCTCAATACGCCGAAACAGAAAGGAATATATATTTGGAAGATAAAGCCTTAAATGAAATAAGAAAAATTGTTAGAGGGGTAATCAATAATGTCATTAAGTAATTTTGAGTTTAAGAAAAATAATAAGAGAAAGTTTGGAGGCGCTCTTAAATGAGGGCGCACCAAAAAATCTTATGCCCTTAAATGAAAAAAAGAAAAAGAAAAGAAAGACTAAACAGCCATTAATGGCAACGCCAACAGGCTCTATTTTTTTTATGGATGCAGCTGTGAGTGAAATTTCAGAAAGCAAAAAAACTAAAAAAAAAGTTTTAACTGAATCCCTAGCAAACAGAAAAGTTCCAAAAACTTTTGACCACTTAAAGTGGGGTTTAAATCAACAACAAAAACATTTCCTGCAAGATTTTATAGATACTCACCCAGATACAATGAAAGAGTCTGATTACGAGTATGCTTCAAAAATGACAGGTATACCAGCAAAAAGTATAAAGTCTATACAGAATACTTATGGTTCTTGGAATGGAAAGAGTGATGAGCTGGATCCTCAAGATATTAATTCATACGGCAAATTTGCTTTTGGAAAAGGAGATGTATTTAATGCCAAGGATTATGATTTCCCTCAAAAATATAGAAATGATGTTGTAAATTTTAAGACAATATCAAAAGATGAGGCGGACAATTTAAGATATCCAAAAAAGTCTTTAAGACAAAAGAAATATGAATCAGATTTAGCTGGCTCTATAGGCGGTTCAGTTCGAAAGTCAGATGTGAAAAGACCAGAAGATAACTACGATGAGTGGTTAAAGTATTATATTGTTGGTGAGGCAAAACCTAAAGATTGTAGATTAAATAAAGAAAAGAATCAGATAGAGGTAGATTTTGAACCATCAGATGATTATTATGATTTCCACAAGTCTATGTTGAATTCAAATAAGAAAAGCAAATTTTGGATTTCAGTCGAAAGTTTAATCAATCAATTCAATGATGCTTTTGGGACTTATTATATGATAGATGATCAATATGATTTGACACAGGCAAAAAGTAATTGTATAAGATTGGTTGTAAAAGAAATTGCCACTTCAGATAAGATGCTTTGGGATTCTGATTCGAAAACATATATTCCTTGGGAATACGCTCCTGAAGATTTGAGAAAACAACACTTGGCTCATAAGTCTTGGAATTTGGCAAAGCCAACTCCAAGCGTAGACTTTAATGAGCTTTTAGATAAGTATTTAAACTTCCACCACTCAATGTTTCAGGGTTTATGAAAAAATTAAGACATATTATAAGAGAGGCTATTGAGTCTGCAATGGAATCAAAAGATGTTAGGTTGGATTTTGATAAAGGGGACATAATGTTGAATGATGAAACTATTGGTTACTTTGAATTATATAAAACTAAGAGCGGATTCTTAAAATTAGCGAAAATAGAAATACTTCCTAAATATCAAAGAATGAGATATGCAACTCAGGTTATGAATAAAATAATAGCTCACGCAAATCAAGAAGGTGCTACAATCATTTTAACTCCAGATCCATACTTGCGCAATTTAACCAAAAACAATCTTATTGATTGGTATAAAAAATTGGGATTCATAATGAATAAGGGTAAAAATAAAGATTTCACTCACCAAGAGTTGATGCAGAAGTTTCCTGATTCATTAGATGAGAGTAATTGGCCTCAAAGTAATATGAGAAACTTTATTCCACCACAATATCCAACATTCCCAAATCCATCAGATTATGATCAGTTTGGCAACAGATTGGATGACATAAATAGATAAAAAAATCTATTTTTCCACCTTTTAATCCCTTATAAATAAGGAAAAAAACTAATCAACATCTTGTGGAAAAAAAGCTTTAAAAAAAGTCTTTTTTTTCTGAATATTCGGTTCATATTCTGAAAATATATCTATTTATAAACAGAAGATAAGCGTTCTTTTTATAGTATGAAATTTAAATTTAGTCAAGTATGAAAACAGCGATTAAAGTTGTTAAACCAAATGTGTTTAACTATGGTGATGATTGGAAAGATTATTTTGTGAAGATTAAAGATTTGAGAAAGGGTGACATTTTTTATGAGTGCTCTGGAAGTGGTGAAAATTATGAGTTAAGGGTTATTGAAAATCCTAAGAAGACAAAAGAAGGTTGGTTTTGTTTAGTGGAAAATACGAGCAAAGAAGTTTTTGATTTCTTTGTCTCCTCAGATACAAGTTATTTAGAGCCAAATTTATTTTGGGCTCCAATACATTTATCTCAACTAGAAAATGGTGAGTATGTGTATATGATACAGTAAGTTCTGTTCAGTTAATATATAAAAGTTATCGACTATGCTATTTATTAGTGTGGTTGGTAACTTTTTTTTGTTTTATTCGTATGATATATTAAATTTGTCGGTATTAACGATATAAAACACGTCTTATGAAATTTTTAATGATTACAATTTGGTTTTTGATGTCGCTGAGCCTTTGGCTTTTTGCCACTGCAATAAAAATTGAAAACCCTCAATTTAAACATTACGAGTTCAGAGCGAAAAGTGTGTTTTATTGGATTGCGGTATTGACTTCTTTATTAATAGGAATTTCAATTTAAAGTATATAATATGAGTTTGGATGTTTATTTAGAAAGAAAGAGGTGGATTAGTTATGATGAAGGCAAAACATATACAGAGGACAAGGAAAATCTGTATAGTGCAAACATCACTCATAATTTAGGTGAAATGGCTAGCGAGGCTGGAATCTACGAAGCACTTTGGAGACCTCATAGATTAAAAGAAGGGTATAATATTCCTGAGAGTGACCATAATGCTGAGTGGGAGTTTGAGGATAATACAATCACAAAAGCTTCTGAAATAATACCTATAATTGAAAAAGGTTTAGAAGATCTTAAGGCAAGACCTGAATACTTCAAGAAATTTAACTCTCCAAATGGTTGGGGAATGTATGAACACTTTGTTCCATTTGTGGAAAAATACCTGGAAGCCTGCAAGGAATATCCAGAATCTATTGTCGAAGTCTCAAGGTAAATAAATTAAGGCAAATGAATAGAAAGACTAAACTTTATGGTGTTGATTTATTTTATGGTATTGGATTGGGATTTGATAAAGCCTATATATCTGATTCAAGATATAAATATAAAATCTATGCAATAACCATATTATTTATTAGATTGAGTTGTTGTATTAGATATTGTTAAAAAATGTATCTTTGTAGTTATGATGATAGAAAATATAAAAATTACAGAATTTGCCAAGAGGCATTTTGATTCAAAGTTCGGAGGTACAAAGATTTTAAATGTTACTCCTGAAGATTTTGAACACATGATAAATACTTTACATACATCAGCTCATACAGAGCATTTGTTTGAGCGTGTTATTCCAGGTTATGCTGATTTTTGTAAACTATTAGTTGTGAAAAATTTTACAAATGCAAAAACTGGTACTTTGCCTATTACGTTGGAAAATTATCAATATCTTAGAACTGGTTATTCTGCTAGAACAGAAAGTGAACTTCCTATTATGGAAAGATGGTTTGAGCTCCCCTTGCCTGCGCCAAAAGCTGAATATCTTGTTATCGTATTGTATTCAAAAGAACAACTAGAAAAGGAAGCGACTTCTGAATATGTTTTTGATGGTGATTGGGGTATTGTAGCAATCCTAGGACAAATGTCTGCAGTCGAAGAACCGATGAAGCCGATAACAATGATGCGAAATGCTCTTGGAATAGAAGAGGGTGGATCTGGAGTTCCAATTGATAAAGAGGCATATAAAAAGTCAGTTGATTTTTGGAGTTTAAACGCAACTGTAAAATAATTATTGTAACCTTTTATGTTTATGCTCGTATATTAGGGCATAAGCATAAAACAAGTTATATGAAAAAATTAATTCTTATTATTTCAACTTCTTTGTTTTTGTTCTCTTGTGGACAAAAAGAAGTTAAGAGTGTTAGCGAGCCTACCGCTGAAGTTCCTAAAGAAGTAATTGTAGACCCTTCAATGTCAAACCCTGAATTGTTTTTAGGTAGTGGTGTTGGTCCTGCATTTGTGTCTTTCATTAAAACACAAAACTTTGATTTAGCAATTCAATTCACTTCCAAAGAGTCAGTTGACAAGTTTGGTCGTGAAGTGATTTTGGAAAAATATAAAAGTCTAAAGACAAATTATACTTTGAAAAAAGTGTCCACTTCCACCAATGTCGGAGAAACCACACTAAGATATACAACAAACGAGTTTGCTACTAGCAAGTTTAAAGATTTTGTTGTCGTTGTAGAGAATGATTCATGCAAGATTTTGTTACCTAATAACTTGGATGATTTCTTAAAATAATACAAATATTTTTTTTGTATTGTAACTTTTTGTAATTTTGGTCGTAGAATATAAAAAAACAAGTAAATGAGTTGGAAAGATTTATTCATTATAAGTAATGAAGAAGAAGCAAAAAAGGAGACGACTGCTCCCGCTACTAGCGAGCCAGTTAAATTTCCTAGTGCAACTGACAGTGTGACAATAGCACCTGCAGGTTTTGGATCGCCAAGTGTGGGTGTTCCTTTAGAAAGTAACCCTGCTTGTCAGCCACATATGGAGAAAATACTACAAATGTATGAAGCTGGATTTGATGGGCTGAATATGGAGGGGTATGATTTCTTCGAATTCTATAAGGCAATTCTGTCTGCTGGAGCTGATAATCCTGCGGTTTATCCTATGGCGTTTACAATGGCTCAATCGATGGATAAGAAGATTACAAAAGATTCATTGGTAACTCAATCAGAATTTTATGTTAAAGAAATTTCTAAAGTTCATACTAAATATGTAAGCGGAGGAAATGACAAGAAGAATGAGTTGTTGTCTAGGAAAGAAAACGAAAGAGAACAATTGGGCACAGAAGTTCAAAATTTAAAAATGCAAATTGAGGCATTGACGAATCAATTGAACAATGCGCAAACTAATTTAGTTCAAATAGATAATAAGTATGCCAATGACTTGATGGAAGTTGAATGCAAGTTAATGGCTAATGATGTTGCTAAGAATAATTTATTAGCTTCAATTGATAAAGTAAAACAAGGTTTAATTAATAACGTTAAGTAAAAAGTAAAATGGAGACACAGAGCACATACATGAATCTTCCTATTATGAAACACTTCTCTGAAGGTGAGATTTCTAATAAGGTTGATAAATTTAGAAAAGGCGAGAAAGGTTTATTTTGGTTCCTGAAGTTGGGCGCATTAATTGGTTTGGGGTATTTAACATGGGTGTATGTATTGCCGCCATTGTTTCTTGCTATTGGTCAATTTTTAGCGGTAGCTGCAACTGGAGTATTATTGGTTGGTTTGATTATCGCAATGCCCGTTATTCTAAAAGGAATTAGAGTTCTTACACGAAACTTGCACAAGGCAATCATTAAACATGACCCTTTCGCTGAGTTGGAAAATCAAAAACAATTGATGGTTGCGAATCAACAAAAGTTCAGATTGGCTAAGGGTAAAATTGCAAATCTTAGACAAGATATGGAAGTTGAAGCCGCTCAATCAGAAAAGGATGCTAAAGAAATGCAAAACCGCATCATATCATTACAAACTAAGGCGCAAAAACTAAAAGCAAATTTAGACGATATGGTTGCTAAGGGTGGCGCTGCAGCTAGAGGTTCTGATGAGTATGTAAATGGTAATGCTGAGCTTATGAAGTTGCTTTCTGAAGCACAGCGTGTAGGACACCAAATGGAGCAATCTAAAGACTTCGTTACAAAGTACGGAACAAGAGCCAATATTATGAAGAAATTCGGACAAAAATTGGTGATGGTTGAAACAAGTATGGACATTAAAGTATTGGACTTCGATGCTACAATTGAAATCTTGAAGAAAGATTACGCATTTGCTCAGAAATCTAAAGAAGCAACTGAAAGCGCAAAATCAGCAATGTTGTTTACTAAGAGCTGGGAACTTGATTACGCATTGGATGTTGTAACAAGTACAATTGCTGAAGATATCGCAGTTACGGCTGGTAACTTGAATGATATCGACACATTGACAAGCAAATACTCATTGGATAGTGATGAATTGTACACTAACCTTGATGCGTTGGCAAATCAAATCAAAATTGGCGCTGAAGCTGTACCATCAGCTAAGGCATACAATAACCCTGAATACCAACTTACTAGTGATGATAAACTAAAAAGTGGTGGATTTGGGGATCTATTTTAATAACAAATAAATAAGTGTAATTAGATTTAAATTAATTAAAAAAGAAAAAAATGGGAAAAATTTTAAGAACAAAAAATTTAACAACAGGTTTTGAAGCGATTATTGTTGTTTTAGGATTGGCAGTTATTTTGACTGGTGTATATTACCTAGCTCCTGGACTTCGAGTTGATGAGTCCAAGCAGTTGGATGGAATGGAGTTGAGCGATGATAATATCGACAACAACACAAAGAGTGCATTGATTGAGTTGCCTTCGACTGAATTGTCTAGCGTGGCTTCTGAAAGACCGCTTGTAAGAGTTGCTGGATATGCTTGGAATAGCCAATCTGGTATTATCGTTGCAAATGGAGGACCTAAGACTACAGAGGGCTCAATTATGGAAAAGAATGGTCTTAATGTTGAGATTATTCGTCAGGATTGGGTTTCTGAGTTGAGAAATATGCAAATGAAGTTTATTGAGGAATTTGATCGTGGTGTTGAATATCCTAAGTCTAACAAAAGTGCATATGCTGTAATGATTATGGGTGATGGTGCTCCGTTCTATATTTCAACTATGCAAGCTGCATTGGATGAGAAATTTGGTGAGGGTAAATATCACGTAGAAGTACAAGGGTGTTTCGGTATGTCAAATGGAGAAGATAAACTGATTGGCCCTAAAGAGTGGAAAACAAATCCCCAAACAATGAAAGGGGCTCTTATTTCTGCGGTTCTTGGTGATGGTGATTGGGTTGTAGCATTAAACTACGCATCAGCTAATGGTTTGAAAGTAAATCCTGATGTAACTACCTATGATCCTGAGGCTGTAAACTTCTACCCTTCTGAAGATGATGATTATATAAACTCTGCAAAAGAATTGATTAAATCTCAAAACAGCGGATTTACAGTTGAACTGAAAGAGATTAAGGATGGTAAATTAACAGGTAAGACTATTAAGAAGAAAATTGATGGTTGTGCAACTTGGACTCCTGGAGATAAAATGGTATTCGATGCTGTAACTGGCGTGACTGATATCGTATCTACTAGAGAGTTTAAAAACCAAATGCCTACAACATTCATTGGTGTTAAAGAGTGGGCAAGCAAACACCCTAAGACAGTTTCTAATATCTTGAAGTCAGCGTTGACTGCATCAAACCAAATGAAGCAATATGATTCTTGGAGAGTGCGTGCTTCTGAAGCTGTATCTGAAACGTTCAATCTTGAAACTCCTAAATATTGGTATAATATGTTCAAAGGAGAAAAGATTACTAAGAATGGTATGACTTACAATGTAGGTGGTTCTAAAGTTCTTAACTATGCAGACGTTATGCAGTACTACGGAATTACTGATGGAGTTGATAGATATAAAGCAGTTTACAACCAAGTGTCTACTTATCTTACAGAGTTGAACCCATTTGGATTTAATGAGTCAGTAAAAGGTGTTGTTCCTTATAGCGAAGCAGTGAACTTGTACTACTTGAAAAATATTGAAGATATTGAAGTGGGTACTGCAGAACACTCGGACTATACGGAAACTAAAACTAAGGTAATGGCATCAGGAAACTGGTCAATTAACTTCTCAACTGGTAGTGCAACTATTGAGTCTGTTTCTTATAAGGATCTTGAGAAAATCTACAACTTGTTAATTCAAGCGGAGGATGCTAAATTGAGAATTGTTGGTCACACAGATAACGTAGGTAATCCTGCAAGCAACAAGACTTTGTCTAGAAGTAGAGCAAATTCAGTTGTTGAATACCTTGAAAGTCGTGGAATCCCTTCATCTCGTATTCAAGAAATTGATGGTAAAGGTGATGCTCAGCCAGTGGCTTCAAATGCAACAGCTGCAGGTAAGGCTAAAAACCGAAGAGTAGAAGTTACATTGCTACAATAACAAACATAAAACCATACGAAAGGAGAGTGAGTTTTTGCTCTCCTTTTTTTGTGTAATATTGTAACATTTTTTTATTGCATTCGTATAAAAAAGAAAAACATTTATGGAGATAAAGCAAATTCTAGATGAGATTTCGAGTGAACCTGGAAAGAATCAGAAAATGGTTATTCTAGGTAAGTATGCAGACAACGAACTATTGAAGCGTGTGTTGTATATGGCAAACTCTAGTCGAGTGAAGTTCTATATCAAGCAAATTCCTGAGTATACTCGTAAAAATGAGCAAACAAATACGTTGGACTTTGTTATCAACGAACTAGGTCATATCTCAAGAAGAGAGGTGACTGGAAATGATGCGTTGCGTTTCTTAAGCGATTTGTTGTCCACATTGAGTCCAAATGATGCTTATGTGATTGAGCGCATTATCGAAAAGGATCTTAAAATTGGAATGGATTCTAGCATTAATAAAGTTTTCAAAAACCTTATTGAAGAAACTCCTTATATGGGTGCAGTTTCTTTTGATGAGAAGAAAGCTAGAAAGTTGTTTGATAAGGGTGCTAAGGCATATTCGCAAGTTAAGATGGATGGTCGCTATTGCAATGCCACAATTAACGATGGGGAAGTATATCTAGAAAGTCGTCAGGGCGAACCAACAATTGTTACTGGTGCAAAATTTTTAGAGGAATTAGCTTTGTTGGACAATATGGTTCTGAATGGTGAACTGACAATGGATGGAGTTCCACGTTATGAGTCGAACGGAATTATTGCCTCAATTATTGACATTTGCGGAAAGCGTGATGCAAGAACTGAACAGGAAAACTCCAAGAAACTTTCTACATTCGAAGAGAAGCACGGAAGTTTCGAAGATGCATTGGCTAAAATTCGTTATACGGTTTGGGATGTGATTACCATTGATGAGTATAACGCAGCTAGTTCAAAAACTCCATACAATATAAGGTTAAAAAACCTATCATGGTTTATATTTGGTGGCGAACATACTTTAAGTATGGTCTCAATCATTCAAAATAGAGAGGTGAATACATTCGAAGAAGCAATGAACCACTTTAAAGAAATGCTTGGCAGAAATGAAGAAGGTACAATTCTTAAAGCTCAAAATGGTGAGTGGAAAGATGGCAAGCCGACTTGGCAAATCAAACTGAAGTTGGAATTGACTTTGGATTTGGTAATCACTGGATTTAATTATGGTACGAAAGGTACAAAGAACGAGCACGTTGTAAGCTCTTTGAATGCTGAGACATCTTGTGGTTTACTCAAAACTCGTCCTCAAGGACTAAAAGAAGACTTGATGAAAGAAATTACCGAGAATCAAGAGAGTTTGTTGGGCACAATTATCGAAGTTAAATGCTCAGGTCTTTCCTTTGACAATACGGGTGCATATTCACTTTTATACCCAGCATTCAAACACTTCAGAGACGATAAGGGCACAGCCAATTCATTAGATGAGTGTATAGAAATTCAAAACGCAGCTTTAGGGCTATCTTAATTTAAAACAATAAAAATGAAAAATTTAATTTTAGTATTATTCGTTGCGATGAGTGCAACATTGTTTGGTCAAAACAAAATCAATTATTATACTTCTGCAGGATTATCAATTTCAAACTCAGGAGATACAACGTTTTCATATTCTTCTTATCCATCTATTGAGTTTGGTGGAATGTATGACAACATTGGAGTTGGGTTGGTGTTAGGAAGAAGTAATCTTTCTGGGTTTAGGTCTGATGTGATTAGTAATTATTGGTATGAAATAAAGACTTCCGCTTGTAAAACAGTAGGATCAGCAAGTGTTTACGGGTTGTTTGGAATTGGAAACTACTTGTCAACAAAAAGAGTTTTTATCGAATATGGTGCAGGTATTTCTTACACATATAAATCAGTTAGTTTTTTTACACAAGCAAGTAATTGGGATGGGTATTGGTATGTAACTCCTGGTATTACTTATAATTTTTAACCTATATGAATATTTTTAAACCTTTCGAAAGTGTTAATGGCAAAGCCAAGACACTGATTTTATCAGGATGGCTATTGTTCGTAACTGCTATGTGGATTATGTTTTCATTCAGTGAAACACATATGTTCCCAACTCCTAGTCAGGTATTTGGCGGAATGGCCGAACTATACAAAGAGGGTCTGATAGTGCATATATTTAGCTCTCTTGCTTTGTGTGCTAAATCTGTACTTATTGCAATCGTTATCTCACTATCATTTTCATACTTATCTACTCTACCTATTATATCTCCGATATCAAATGTTTTGAGCAAATTTAGATATTTGCCTCTCACTGGTATTTCTTTCTATATTGCAATTTTATTGAGTGATGGTAGAGCAATTCAGGTGTGGGTTCTTGTAACCTTTATGACAACGTATCTAACAACTTCGTTACTTGCAATGCTTAAGGATATTCCCCAAGAAGAGTTTGACCACGCTAGAGCGCTTGGTTGTAATAGATGGGAAATACTTTGGGAAGTCGTTATTAAGGGTAGGCTCGATTATGTAATAGAGGTAATCAGGCAGAATCTTGCTATTGTATGGATGATGCTTGTAACTGTAGAATCAATCTTAGCTGCAGCGGGAGGATTGGGATTTCTAATCAAAAACTCAGACAAGATGATGAACCACGGAAGAATCATTGCGTTACAATTAGTAATTTTACTTGTTGGATTATTTATGGACTTTGCTCTTACGTTCCTTAGAAAGAGACTATTTAGATACTCAAAGATTTAATTATGGTTAATTATATTTTAGGTTTATTAAAGGGGATGATAATTGGAATTTGTATCGTAAGTTTAGATTCAGATTATTGGGGTTATCCTTTGGTTGTAGGCACACTTACATTAATTGGTGTTGTAATTGAAATTAAAAAATTATATAGGAAATGAAATACGAAATTAAGGAAACAATACTTTATTTAGACAATGTAAGTGTTGCATACGATGGAAAGACAATTATAAAAGATATTACTCTTTGCGAAAAAGATGTAATCTCTGCAGGAAAGGTGGTTGGTCAAACCATTGCTATTGTTGGAAGATCAGGAAGAGGAAAGTCAACTTTATTTAAAGCATTGACTGGCCTTGTGAAACCAACAACAGGTCAAGTTTTAATTACAGATGTCAATAGTGATATTAAAGATGATGCGAAGCTTGTATCTGAAGGAGATGTTGGTTTTGTAGATCAAAAATATACACTATTCCGTCATAAAACAATTCAGCAAATTTGTAACTTTGCACTTCGTAAGAAGAATATAAGCAAAGAAGAAAAGGCAAGTATGATTGATAAGTATTTGACTGATTGGGGGTTGTTCGAGCATAAAGATAAATATCCTTGTGAACTTTCGGGTGGTCAAAGACAAAGAACTGCAATCATTGAACAAATTCTTTCTTCTGGTCATTTTATGGTTTTTGATGAGCCATTCAGCGGTCTAGATGTTGGAAACATTCAAAACGTAAAAAACTCATTCAGCTTAATTCAGCAAAGTCATGAGTTGAATACAATTATCTTCTCCACTCACGATATAAATTTGGCAGTTGAATTGGCTGATAGTATTTATGTGATTGGACATAAAGATGGTTGTAAGGACTATAGTACAATTGTTAAGCATTATGACCTTAAAGAGATGGGTTTGGCTTGGGAAGATTTTAGTCCAAAACATTTAAAACTAGTAGAAGAAATTAAATCAGTATTATTAAATTCATAAATCATGGCAGAAGAAAAATCAAAATCAAAAAATCAAAGAGACATTATCGTTAGTGTAATGAGATCAAAATTTAATGAATATTCAGATTCTGAGTTATATCCATCAGCAGCATTAGGTGTAGAAATAAACTTATCAGAGTTGAAAAATGCTTGCAAGAATAGTTCTAGGTCAAAGATTGATCCAAACACAAAAAGCTTTAGACCATATAGTGTTGACTACGTTAAAAACGATGTACTTCCAAGTATGATATTGGAATATGGATTTAGTCAAAAAGAAAAAGGTCTAACAGTAAAAAGTGAAGCTGGAATGTTTGCAGTTAGGTTTACAGATAACTCTGTAATGATGTTTGCTCAACGAATAGTTGGTATGGGCAGAAATCAATCTGTTGAGACATATGCACTTGCAACAAGACAAACATTGAATAAATACTATTCATATCTTAACAGACAGGCTAAGATAAATTCAAAACCAAAAGTAGGACTATTTAAAATATCAGTAAAATCAAGTCCTATGGGAGATAGGCTAAATTATACTCCTATTAAAGGTAAAATGACTGAGAAGAAAGTCTATCACCAAAATAAAAAGCTTGTTGAAAATGATGTAGAACAATTCTTTGATAACGTTAATTTGTATACACGATTCAATCAGCCTGGATCAAGAAGGCTATTATTGGTTGGAGAACCTGGTGGGGGTAAGACAAGTGCTGCAAATGAAATAGCTATGAAACTGTCTGAAAAAATGTGTGTTGTAATCGCAACAGATTTAAAAGCTGTTATGATGCATACTTACAATATTTCAAAAGCAGAAATGCCAACACTTATTATATTGGAAGACGCAGAATCAACAATTCCTTGGGGTAATTCAGATGTTCTTAATTACTTGGATGGAATTAATCAACCAAGAACAACAAAGGGTTGTTATATGATTTTGACAACAAACTATCCTCAAAGAATCGAGCCGAGAGTTCTTAAAAGACCAGGTAGAATTGATAAGATTATTAAATTCGGAGTCCTAGACCAAGTAAATTCTATTATGTGTGCAAAGCATTATTTTGAAGGAATTTTGTTTGATTCAAATAAAGATAAAGCATCTACAGTAGAAGAAATGTTGAAACAGGTATATGAGAAGATTATTGCTGTTGATAATGAGACTGGAATGACAGGAGCTCAAATAAAAAACCTTTCAGAGGCAACAATTTCTTATGCAATATCTAATAACACTGAAAAGATAAATATTGATACAATCATTGCTGTTAGAGATCAGTTAAGTAAAGATTTGAAAGATGTTTATGAAATGGCTGATGATGAAAGTATGAGCGCAAATAAGCCATCTCCAATTGGATTTGATATCTCAGACGGCAAGCGAAAAAATACATGGGAAGAATCTTTGGACTGGGATTCTATAATAAATCCAGAAAAAAGTAAAGGAAATGATTTGAGTTTTTAAAAAAAATTCATACTGATTATCAGACATTTAAATGATATTTTTATTTTTTTTAAAAAAAGTTTTGTTTTTTGTGTAACTTTTTTTAATTTTGTACGTATAAATTAAAGAAAACAAAATTTTATAACTATTTAGAATTAAAATCATTTAAAGATGAAAACAGTATTAACATATACAGCAAATATCCCCGCTATGCCGATGAACGGCTTAGGGAATGGGTATGCCCCTGCCGATTATAGCTTGGGAGAAGCGAGTGTGTTATACTTTAAAGTAATCTTATGATAGATTAGATTTAAATAAAAAAATATAACAAAAGCTCGTTTCGAAAGATTCGAGCTTTTTTGTTTTATAAACGTTTTTTGACATATTGGTGATGAAGTTGAAAGCTAACAAGGTTAGCAAATTTCTGGGTGTGGAGGAATTGGTGCCTCGCCTGCTTTGGGAGCAGGAGCTTAATGCAGGTTCGAGTCCTGTCACCCAGACAAATAAAATGGCTACGGCGCATAATGGCTGGTGTACCCGACTGTCTATCGGGCGTGAATAACGTAGAGGGTTCGATTCCCTTCGTAGCCGCAAATAGCCTTAAATATCCAAGTAACCCCTTGGTGGCTTTATAAACTGGAAGGTGGGTGAGTGGTTAAAACCAACAGACTGTAAATCTGTTCTCGCAAGGGTACGGCGGTTCGAATCCGTCCCTTCCAACAACAACTAGCGATGATCGAGAGGTTGAAGATGTCCGACTTGGAATCGGATGCGGGCACACAGTAGGTGTCTGCCGTGGGTTCGAATCCCGCTCGCTAGACTAAATTTAAAAACAATTAAAATGATAGGTCAAGGAGGCAACAGCTTGGACGCCTGAGTAAACACGATAGGGTCGAGCTAAGAAAAAAAGAAATTGGAAGTAAGAAACATAGAAAGCTTAGAAAGTATTCTGATGGTTTTAATGAGATGTTTACATTCTTCCTACAAGGTTACAGAAAGGGTCTGTTTAGTTTCTGCGGATCCATCGTTGTAACAGAATTTGATGTAAATGGAGATGAAGGCAAGTTTTGTTTCAGAAGATTAGAAAATGGAGAGTACAAACCTGGTGAAATTCCCAAGACAAGACATTCAAATATTTTAAAGGGTGTTATATCAGGAAAGAAGGGCTGGGGTTTGTGGGTTGATCAATGGTCAGATGGAATTGTTGATTGGACATTTACAGAAGAGGAAATATTAAGTGAGTTTGAAAAGAGGAGTGTTAAAATCCCCGAACCACTTCTACGAGATTTCTACAATAGAATCGATAAGAAGAAGAGAAAGAGAAACTTAGAGTACTTTGAAATGTTGAATAAAGAATAATAAAATGGGGCTATGGTGACAACTGGCTAACACGCTGCACTTGCACTGCAGAGATGGGGAATCATACTCCTCTAGCTCCACTAACAGAAATGGTAATCCGATACCGCAAACTGAAAACTAAAGAAAATCGGAATAAGGGAGTATCGACAGGGTCTGGTCGTGTCTGTAAAACATCGCCTTATTGGTTCAATTCCAATTGCTCCCACCAAATGGTTGATTTTGTACTTTTTTTGACTATTTATTTAGAAATAGATAGATATGCCAAGAAAAGAAAAGAAGTATCACTTCATTTATAAAACGACGAACTTATTGAGTGGTAAGTATTACATTGGAATGCACTCCACAGAAAACCTAGAAGATGGTTATTTGGGCTCAGGAAAAAGGTTGAGATATTCCATAAATAAATATGGTGCGGAAAACCATAAGAGAGAAATACTTGAATTTGTTGACTCAAGAAAAGAGTTAATAAATAGAGAAAAAGAAATTGTTAATTTAGATGAAGTTGCAAAAGAGGAGTGCATGAACTTAATGGTTGGAGGTAAAGGTGGTTTTACACCAAACATTCAAAAAAAAGGTATTAGTGCTTGGTTAGATAAATACAAAGGAGGAGAAAGTCATAAAGAGTGGGCTAAAAAAGGCGGAATTAAGAGGTTTGAATTATATGGGATTCCAAAAAAATTCAAACCTGATTGGGTTGGCAGAAAACACACAGAAGAAACAAAAGAAAAAATGAGAATTTCCAGCAAAGGTAAGAGTACTGGAAGTTTAAATTCACAATACGGAACTTTTTGGATTACGAAAGATGGGATTAACAAGAAAATAAAAAAAGAAGAATTAGATTTTTTTATCCAACAAGGATGGATTAGGGGTAGAAAATAAATTAATGCGGTAGTAGCTCAGTTGGTAGAGCACCGTCCTTCCAAGTCGGGGGTCGCAAGTTCGAGCCTTGTCTACCGCTCTAAATAAGAGGCTATATAGATTTGTTACTTCTATGTGGAACAGTTGGCGCAAGCCTTCGCAGTGTTCGAATCCTGCTCCCCCGACGAGGTTTTAATTCGGGGGATAGCCAAGTGGTAAAGGCAACTGTAAGAATTACTTCTATGATTTCCTCTTAAATGCGATAGTAGCTCAGTTGATAGAGTACAACCTTGCCAAGGTTGGGGTCGTGGGTTTGAGCCCCATCTATCGCTCTAAAAATGTAGATTAATATAAGTAACAAAGCGGGTGAAAGTCCCGCAAACTTGCCGATGTCGTATAATGATAGTACGGGTCCCTCATAAGGACTAGGTTTAGGGTTTGATTCCCTTCATCGGTACAAAAATTACAATTTTTTTAACATGACGTTTAAATTGGTGCAAAAATTACAATTTTTTTAACATCACCTTTAAGTCCCCATCTCCTTTTATAATTCTATGGAAGGTATCTTTGGGAATAAATATTTGTCCTTCTATTTTTATTGGCAATTTGTTGTCTATTTGAAACAGCCAATTAGTTTCACCAACAGCTTCTACGATTCTATCTTCTTTGTCTCTATGCCAAACCAGTTCTCCTGATTTTGTATCATTTGGAAATGTTCTGTATATGTTTCCGTTGTATTCTTCTTCTAGGAATTGTTTATTCACATCCACCACAAAACCTTGACTTAAAATGTCTTTTCCAATAAGAATTGGATAGTTCATTTTCTCTCTATTGTTTAAGGTGAAATTACCAACAACTTCAACACCTTCAATTATAACTTTTAATCTAACAGAGTATCTTTCACTGCCTTCTCCGTTGGAACTTTTTACAGATTTTTGTTTAAAATTTTTAAATTTAAAAATCTTTTTCAGAGAAAGTATTTTGCAATATAAGACATCGTCTTTTACATAGCAATCATCACAATGAATAGAGCTAGAATCTGCACCAGTATCAACTTTTGCTAGGAAAGATTCATCTCCAAGTTTAGGAAATGTTATTTTTGTTATAGAACCTAATATATTCATATTTTACCACCACTTACCTCCACCAGAAAGACCTAGTTGTTTTGCATATCTAGGAAGTCTACAAGACCAATATCCAGGAGTTGTTCTGTCGTTCTTTTGTTCACAATTATGTCTGTCAGCAAATCTTTTTCTTGCTTTTGGATCTCTCAGTTTAACAGCTAGATTTCCGCCGCCTGATTTTGCTCCAAATGAAACTTTCTTAATTTTACCAGTTTTAGGATTTCTGACATAAACATAGAATTTTTTAGAACCGCCTCTCTTTGGCTTTCCAACTTGTACATTTTTACCTTGATATTCAGCTTCGCTCAATAAAGGTTCGTCTTCAACTTCTTCAAATATAAAATTCAGCTTTACTCTTTCACCATTTAAAACACAGAAATCTTCGTCGTGTTCTGAAATGATAAATTCATCATTTTCATTTAGGTCAATAATATCATTTTCAAAAAGATACTTTGCTTCAGAAATTAGATTGAAGTACTCTTCTGATCCATATCTAAATGCACACTCACTTAAAGAAATGCCATTGTCGATATGATATTTTAGATTTTCAGTAACAAGACAATCTTGTTTAACATAAATAGGTCTAGACCACTCTTCGTACACTTCATTAAGTGCGCCAAAGTTTTGAACAGATTCGTTCTTTAATCCTTTCCAAATCTTACCAGCTCTACATTGAACAACTGCTCCAGAAGCATAAGCTGAAGGCCATCTATTGTATTTTCTCTTTGCGATTTTAATACATCTATCAGCTTTTTTCTTTTTGCTTCTTTTTTTCTTTCCTCTTCTTTCAGAAAGAATTTGTTCAAAAGCTTCTCTTATGATTTGTCTTATTTCTTTTTCTTCCATGAGATACTATCTTTACCTTTTTTCTTTTTCTTGCCTATTGAATTACAAGCACCTAGTGTAGGTCTGCAAGCAGGATATTTTCTATCAGCACCCCTACCAGCTTTATCTCTTCCACAAGGAACAAGTTTTCCTTTTTTGCTTGCTCTGCAATCAATCCAACCTTTGCCTTTGTTTCTAGCAAACCATCCGTGGAGACCTTGTTCTTTCTCTTTTTTGAAGATGCTTTCTTCAATTATTTGATAGAACATTTCTCTGATTATTTTTCTTACTTGCTTTTCCACCTTTAATTAGTTACCTTGTTTAGCGTAACGCTTTTTGTAATTTTTAGAAGTTTTAAGTTTAGAAGTTTTGCTCTTAGAATGAACTCCAGGGCGCTTTCTTTTAGCTTTTCTTAGGAAGCTAGAAGATGATTCAGATTTTTTAGCTTTTGCCATAACTTTGTTTTCTTAATAAATAGGAATTAAAAATGAAATTTACTATATTTGTGTTATGAAAAAAATGTTGTTTATTTCACCTCATTTATCTACTGGTGGCGCTCCTCAGTTCACTCTTAGTAAAATTGAAATCTTAAAAGATTCATATAATATATTATGTGTTGAAAAAGATTTCATAGCACCTGAGTTTGTGGTTCAAAGAAATAAGATATCTGAAATACTTGGAGATAAGTTTATTTCTTTAGGTGAAGATAAAATGGAGCTTATTAGGATTATAGAAGAATTTAATCCAGACATAATTTCTATGGAAGAAATTCCTGAATTTTTTCTAGATGATTACTTGACAGAAAAAATATATAATACAAATAGGAATTATTTAATCTTTGAAACAACTCATGATTCCTCTTTTCCGACAAATGAAAAAAGGTGGTTTCCTGATAAGTTTATTTTTGTATCTGCTTTTAACGCTTTTAGATATTCTGATTTTGATATACCTTACGAGGTTATTGAATATCCAGTTAACTTTAAAGAGAAAAATGTTTATGCAAAAGAAAAGCTGGGCTTAGATAAAAGTTGGAAGCATATTGTGAATGTTGGTTTGTTTACGCCTAGAAAGAACCAAAAATATGTTTTTGAGTTGGCAAAAAAATTGCAGAAACACAAAATAAAGTTTCATTTTATCGGAAATCAAGCAGATAATTTTGCTGATTATTGGAAGCCCCTTATGGTTAATAAACCAGAGAATTGTATTGTTTGGGGTGAGAGATCAGATGTTTTAGATTTCCTAGAGGCGAGTGATTTGTTTTTATTTACATCAAAAGGGGATAAAAACAATAAAGAATTAAACCCAATAGCAATAAAAGAAGCTTTGGAATATAGAATGCCTATGATGATGTTCAATTTGGATGTGTATTGTGGTAAATATGATGATTATGAAAATATTACTTTTTTAAGTGGAGACTTAGAGAGGGATGCAAATGAAATACTTAAATTATTTGAAATGGAAAATATGGATGGAATGTTTAGTACGCAATATGAGCGTGAAGAAAATAAAATCACTATAAATTATTATGGTGAAAATCCAATAAATTTAAATGTGTCTGTAAAATGTATGACATCAGGTGCGCCAATGTATTGGTTTAACTATCAGGCAAGTCAAGGGGGTGGTTGGTTTATAATTCCAATTCCAGCACATATTTTTAAATTCTATCAAAATACAAATTTTAGAGGTTTCTTATTGGAGTTTTATGATGAACAAAATAAACTGAAACACTCAGAGACAATTATAGTTAATGATATACTTCCAAAGTTAACACCTATAAATTTCATGCCTTTTGATTGTAGTTATAGAAACTATATTGAGTTTTTTGCAGATGATATTTATGGAGGCTTTAATTTAAATGATTTAGATTTAGTGTTGGACATTGGTGCAAACATAGGTTTGTTTGCAAAATATATGTATAATAAGAATGCAAAAAAAGTAATACTTGTAGAAGCGAATCCGTTGATAAAAGAAAATATTGAAACGGTAATGGGTTTTGAAATAGAAAAATCAGCTATATATTTAGCTCCTTTATTTTCTGAAAAGAAAACAGTGTCTTTTAATTATTCTTCTACAAACTCAACAATAGGAACTTTGGTTATGGATTCTAGCGTTAGCGGTTATGAGGAATTAGATTCTACAATTGAATTGGAAACTATAACTTTAGATGAGGTTATAACAGAAAATTACATTGAAAGGATATCTTTGTTTAAATGTGATATTGAGGGTGGAGAATATGATTTAATTGAATCTCTTACTCCTGAACATATGAATATTATAGATAGGTTTTTAATTGAATTCCACCAAAACAAAGGACAGCTTCAAGATATGGTAAACAAGCTTGAATCTTATGGTTTTGAATGTGAGTTTTATAAGTTGGACATGGCTAATAAAATTAAGGTTGATATAAATTGTGAGCATGGTGTTTTGATAACAAACAAAAAAATTTAATATGGATCCAGTAGAAGAAGCTTTAATCAAAGAAAATTCAATTAAAACAATATGTCACATAGGTTCTCATATTGGTTTGGAGGCTGAAAAGTATTATGAATTAGGTGTAGAACGTGTAATTTGGGTTGAGGGTAATTATAGGGTTTTAAATAGATTAATAAAGAATACGTCAAAATACAATATAGATAACATATATGTCCCTCTAGCAATATCTGATAGGGATGATGAAGTCTTAGACTTTAACATTACTAACAATGAGGAAAGCTCTTCTTTAATGCAATTAGGTTCTAGTCATAAGGAGTTTTATCCTCATATCGATGTTGTAGATAAAATAAAAGTAATAACAAAAAGATTTGATACCTTTTTAAAGGGTCAGGATGAGTTTTTGTGGGAAGATGTTGACATGCTTACAATTGATTGTCAAGGATCAGATTTAAATGTATTAAGGAGTTTTGGTGGATTGCTAAATTCTAATAATTTAAAGGTAATTAAGACTGAGATTAACTTTGGAGAGATGTATGTTGGAAATCCAACAGAAGAAGATATAGGGAATTATCTTTTGAATTTTAATTTTCATAAAAAGTTTTGGTTCATAACTGATGATGGTTATTGGGGTGATAATTTTTGGCTGAGATAATATGGCAAGTGGAGTTCATAAAATAACAGAAGATTTTGAAAAGTCTTTATCAGACTATACAGGTGCGCCATACGTTGTTGCATTGGATAATATGAGCAATGCTTTATTTTTGGCTCTGTATTATGAGAAGATAAGCGGTCAAGAAATAGAAATACCATCTAGAACATACCCATCTGTTCCTTGTGAGATTATTCACGCAGGAGGAAAGGTAAAGTTTGAACCAGTGGAAGGTCAAACCATAAAAGGAGCTTATCAATTAAAACCTACAAAGGTTTGGGATTCAGCATTAAGATTTACAGGTGATATGTATATTCCAAATACTCATATGTGTGTTTCTTTTACAGGTCCATATAAGCACTTGAAATTATCTAAGGGCGGTGCAATACTTACAGATGATTTGCATGCGTATTTGTGGTTTAAGAGGGCTAGGTTTAGTGGTAGAAGAGAGTGTTCATATCATGATGATTACTTTGATATGCTTGGATGGAATTTCTATATGATTCCTGAACTTGCAGCTAGAGGTCTTCATATGATGCCTCAGTTTTATAATCTAGATGGGACAAAAAAACAAATGGAAGACTTGGAATTACCATATCCTGATTTGTCAAACTTTGAAATATATAAACAATGAAACAAGCTTTAATTGGAAGTGGCGGGCACGCAAGAGAAATTGAGCTTCAAATGCAAAGAAGTTTTGTGAAGTTTGTGGATGATGAATATGTGACGGGAGAAGATGATTTTGTTCTTCCACTTTCATCTTTTAATCCTGAAGAATATGAACTGATGATTGCGATAGCAGATTCTAGTGCTAGAGATAAGATAATATCTAGACTTCCGTCTAATACAAAGTTTTTTTCTTTTATTCATAGAACGGCAATAGTTTCTGAAGATTTAGAAATTGGCGAAGGTGCTTTTTTGGGGGCTTTTTCTTTTATTTCTTGTAATGTAAAAATAGGAAAGCACGCTATATTAAATAGATTTGTTCACATAGGTCACGATTGTATGATTGGAAATTGTTTTAGTGCGATGCCAGGGGCAATAGTTTCTGGAAATGTAAATATTGGAAACAATGTTTATTTAGGTACAAACGCCTCAGTTATAGAAAAAAAGAACGTGTGTAGCAATGTGATTGTGGGCGCTTCTTCTTGTGTCGTAAAACATATTACTCAACAAGGTACATATGTTGGTGTACCTACAAAAAAGATAAAATAAATTATGATAGACGGAAAAATAGTATCTCTTTCAATAACATCATCCAAGAGGCTTGCTATGCTCGAAAGAGTATTGAGGGCTTTTAGTGTTTTTTGTGAGGATTTACATGTTATAGATAATATTATATTTTTTGACGATTCTTCCACAGAAGAAGAAAAGAAAAAAATGGAAATTATGTTAAATGTTTTATTTCCTGCGCAAAACAAGATAATTCAACATTTCTATTCAGATTCTTTTAATGATGCATATAGACATTCTAGGATTTTAAATGCATGGAGAGAAAAGCTGATTGAAACAAACACTGAATATTGTTTTCATTTAGAAGATGATTACTTATTTGTTGACTTTTTTGATTTGGAAACGGGAATAAAAGTTTTAGACTTAAAAGATGATTGTGGATACGTGGGTTATTTTCAGTCATACAAAAAATTCCCAAAAGAGCATCAGCCTTTCGTAATAGAAGTTAATAAAGTCAAGTTTTGGGAGTGGATTTATAAATCGGATATCCCATTGAACGAGCATCTCTTTTTAGATGAAGCTGGTGCAATACAAACATTAAATGGAAATGGCTATTGGATGATGTACATTAATTGGCCTCATTTTTCTTTGAGGCCAGGAATACATAATGTGCAAAAATTACTATCCATAGGTGAATTTTCTACCTCATATGATACAAATACAATGCGTACTGAATTGGAATTCTCAATTCGTTGGGCAAAAAAATGGAAAACATATTGTCATGAAAAATTTATGGTTGTAAATTTAGCATGGGATGAAAGTCAAAGTTCTTATACATTAAATAATTCGAATTAAATGGAGTATAATTTTAAAAATATTTGGGAAAAGGCGTTGTTTTATAATATAGAGCAAAAGCCAGAAGAGATTAAGATGTTGTTAGATTTTTTAAACAACACTAAAAATAAAAGGTATGCATTAGAAATAGGTTCAAACTATGGTGGTACAGCATATTCTTTGTGTCATTTATATGACTACGTTCTTACTATTGATATAAAGCATAACGAGAATTTTGATAAAATTAGATCTGAGTTCCCAAACTACAACTATATAATAGCAGATTCAAATGCTCTAGATACTATAAATGCTATAAAAAAATTAGGGATAAAATTTGATTTTATTTTTATCGATGGAGATCATTCATATGATGGTGTAAAGAATGATTATGAGAATTATAAGCAATTTTTAGCTTCCGATGGTCATATGGCTTTTCACGATATAGTATCTACTAAAGAAAATCATGAAAACAATATTTTTGTAGATAAATTGTGGTCTGAACTTAGTGAATCATATGAATCAAAGTTTGAATTTGTAGCTCCCAATAGAGAGAATATTTATAGAACAGATAATCTTTTTCATGAGATTTTGAGAAATCAAAAATATGAAGTTTGGGGCGGAATAGGCGTACTGAAAAATACACAAGTTTCTGTTTTTTCTCATAATTTCTTGCAAAATCATTGGGAGGAAATTGTGGGACAGCAGCTTAATAAAATGTCTTCAGGTGGATTATACGATAGAGCTGATACTATACTTTATGGAGTTTATTCAGAAAGCGAAGAAGAATATAGAAAGTTTGAAAATTTGATAAAGCAATATGATACAAGGCTAAAAATAGATATAGTTAGATATTGCGAAAATCAGGCAGAGTATAGCACTTTGTTAAATCTACAAAATCATTGTAGGTTGAATCCAAATAGTCAAGTAGTATATTTTCACTCTAAGGGGTCTTCTAGAGAAAAGAATCACTATATTACATCATGGAGAGAGTGTTTGGATTTTTTTGTAATTGAGAAATGGGAACATTCTTTTAAGAATTTGCTTAATAAGAATTGTGATGTTTGTGGTGCTTTGTATGTTAATCTGTTTAGGTTTTTAGACTATGAATTCAAAAACTATTTCTCAGGTAATTTTTGGTGGGCTGATTCTAATTATATAAATAAACTTCCATCATTGTCATTATTAAAATCTCAAACACAAGAACGTGTGTTTAATGAGATGTGGATTGGAATGCATCCACATGTTTGGGCTAGTTATTATAATGAGGATGTAACTATGTGGTATGAGCATTATTTTAATCCAGATATATATAGAAACTCAAATTTTTTATATTAATGAAAGTAAGTGTAGTTATTCCCTCTTATAAGTTTTTTCGTTTTTTAGAAGTAAACCTTATTACCGTTTTAAGTCAAAAGACAAATTTTGAATTTGAGGTTTTGGTGAGAGATGATTTTTCTCAAGATGGATCAGACTTGTTATTAAAAAGACTTCGAGGCTTTTATTCAAATTTGGTTGTATTTGAAGCGGAAGAAAATTGGGGATTCCACAAGAATATTAAATTTTTGATGGAGCAAGCTGTTGGTGAATATATTTGTTATTTGGATGGTGATGATTATTTCTTGGATCCATTAAAGCTACAAAAGCAGGTTGATTTTTTAGATGCAAACCCAAGTTATGTTATGCATGCAACAGGATACTGTATTTTAAAAGGAGATTCAGAATATATACCTGGTGAACCAGGTGATATGATGATGCCTAATATTTATGAGCCAACAACTGAGGATTTGCTAGAACATAATTATGTTGGATTTGGAAGGATGTTCAGAAATTTACCAGGTTTATATAAAGACTATATGGACAATTTGCCCTATCTTGATTATCCATTAAATTTTGAGATTTCTTTGCATGGAAAGATAAAAAATGATAACTTTGTTGGTGGTATTTATAGGGAGCATTTTGGCGGGGTTCTAACTGCTTTAAATTCGGAAGAAAAAGAAAAAACCCATGAGTTTGTAAAGAGTGAGTTAAGAAAGAGATATATGGAAAACAAAAAACAAAACAAGTCAATTTTTATAATTGATTGTTACGTACATTCAATAGATGTGGAAATTAAGTTGCGCAATTGTATTCAAAATTTAAAAAAACACAACCAAGACATTCTTTTGATTTCCAACAAGATTATTAAAGAAGACATATTAAAGCTTGTTGATTATTATGTATATGATAGTGAAAACAGATTGTTTTCAGACGAAAAATATTCAGCTGACCCTATAACTCTGTATAAAATATATGAGTCAATTGAAATATATGAGATTGTAAAAGGAGTTCAGAAGCATGGTTTATCAGTAATTAGAAATCTATTCAAATCAATTAAG